TAGAAGACGGACTCTGCGAGCTCTTGATGGAAGGCAACCTGAAGCCAGGAGCCACCATCAGCATCGGAAAGAATCCGAAGAAAGACGAATTGACTTTCAAAAATATGATAAAAGATTAAATTGGTATAGATACTTTTACTTATGGGAGCTTGTCTGTAAAGGCAGGCCCCATTTTTGTTAATGATAGTTAACCGGAAGAAAACTCTTCACAAATTATTTTCTCAATTAGAAAATTTTGGTTACCTTTGCATTCACGTAAAGAGAAAAGCCATGATGGCTCAGTTGGTAGAGCAACGCATTCGTAATGCGTGGGTCGCGGGTTCGAGTCCCGCTCGTGGCTCTCTTTTCTTTCGCAAGCCGTGCTTGCATCTCCCTCCAAAAGTTTTTTTTGTCTGCGAGATTAGCACATCGGTAGTGCACGGGCTTCCCAAGCCTGTGAGGCGGGTTCGACTCCCGTATCTCGCTCAAATACTGATAATCAGCCACTTACATCATTTTTCGCCATTAAAAACATAGTAAAATCCATCATTTTCACCCACAAAATAGGTACAAAATCGTGCATAATGTACGCCAATGTGAGTAGTTTTGTGAGTAATGTGTGAGTAAAATTGAGTTGTGAGTAAAATCTGTGAGTAAGTATGAATAGCATCAAGACATACGTTGAAGGAAAGTCACTGAAGGTTTTCTTCATCATAAGTTACAACGGAAAGAGATTCCAGGTCTATACCGGAATCACGAGTACGGTCAAGTTCAGCGGGATGATCTTCCCGAAGAGTGTTCCGAACGCAAGAGCCAAGACGGCAATGCTGGCAAGGCTGCTTGCGTCCGTGGAGGAATATATCTATATGAATGGCGAACTTCCGGCAGCAAGAATGAAGGATGAAATCAAGGCTATCATCAGCGGAAGGACCGCATCCGTTGAGAAGAACATCCTCTACTACATCGATGAGTTCATCAAGACCAAGGCTAAGGATAGCACCAAAGAGATATTTCTAAGAACAAGGAAGAGGATTGAATCCTTCGATGAGCATGCCGACTTCGACAATATAGACAGAGACTGGCTCGAAAGATTCCAGGCACATGAGCTCCTGAAAGGGCGTATGATCGGTGGAATAGCCATCGACCTAAGAAACATACGTACGGTGTTCAACTGGGCCATAGATAACGAGATTACGACCAAATATCCTTTCCGTAAGTTTTCCATCAAGACGGAGCGTCAGCAGTACCTGTATCTGAACGCCGAGGAGATGAGGGAGTATCGTGACTTTCCGGTTGAGCCTTTTATGGAGAAGTATCGTGACTTGTTTATGCTCGGGTTCTATCTGATAGGCATCAACCTCTCCGACCTGCTCGAACTTCCTGCTGACTGCATCAAGAGAGGGCGCATCCAATACAAGCGCAACAAGACCGGCAGGCTCTACGACATCAAGGTTGAGCCGGAAGCTATGGAAATCATCAGGAAGTATAAGGGAAAGGATCATCTTCTGTGCATACTGGATGACGGAACGAAGGAATCAAGCTTCCGAAGAACGCTAGGCGATTACCTGAAGAGAATCGGACCTGCTGAGATGAAGAAGAACAAGCGTGGCGCCTTGATCAAGAAGGAAATCAAGCCGCTTCACAAGGATATAATATGGTACACTGCCAGAAGAAGCTGGGCAACCATAGCGGCGAGCATTGATATTCCGAAGGAAGTTATCGGCAAGGCTCTAGGGCATAGCGAGTGGGACAACGATACAACTTCACTCTATATTCAGTTCGATAATAAGAAGATAGACGAGGCGAACCGAAAAGTCATCGACTATCTGAACGGTTAACAAGGAAAATCCCCACGCCATCGGCAAATGACGTGGGGAAAGTTGTTTTATGACAAGTATCTATTTGTAGAATTCGCTAAGTTCCTTTTTAAGCTCAACGATTTTATCTGAAATCTCACTGATTTCCTTGTCGGTTCGATTCATCACTGATACCAGTTCTTCCAATGTTATCTTGTATTTACAGTAATTCAACTTTGCGTGCTCACATTCAAATTGTGCATTTCTCTTCTCTATGAGAAGACTGTAAAGGTCAATTAGTTTCTGTCTCCAAGCGCATCGCTTATTGGCAACATCTAGCTCTTTCTCTGCATAGTTCCGTCTCCAGTTGGCCTCTATCAGCTCCTTCTTCAGCTTCTCGTTGCAGCGGAGGGTGTAGCAGACTTCGGTAATTAGAAAGGTCATCACAAAGCATTGCGCAAACCCCTTCCAGAATCCAATATAAGCCTCAGCTATTGTGAGGCAACACCCGAAGACAATGCACACGACTAAGATGTCGATGCGGTCGAAAATCATTTTTAATCTTTCTTTCATATACTTAATCTTTTTTGTTTGACAACTTGTTATTGAGCCTGATATAGAAGCCTTCCTCAGACTCTCCGTTCTCCTTGAAGCTCAGATTATTCTCTTCGATGAAGTCAAGGATAGCCAAGGTGCTCTTATTTCCTAGGTTTCTGATCTTAGCCAGGTCAGACTTTCCGTGGAACTTTCTGAGCAGATCGCCTACGGTGTATATGCTGTAGCTTCGGAACATGTTCTGAATGCGGACAGAGAATCCGCAGTCATTTATATCCCTGGAAAGAATAAGCGGAGGAAGTACTGCGCTACTGAGAGGCTTGTCACCCTTACCTCGTCTGTATTCATCGTAGCTTATCTGTAGCGACTTGACTACTTTATTCAGGTGATCAACCTCACACAGCAAGGCTCTGTTCGTTGAGAGCTCAGCAATGACAATATCCTCGTTGTAGGTGAGTTTATTGCAAGTCCTGACTACAAGCTGCCTGATTCTCGTTGCAGACACGCCGTACTTGATTGACAGCTCGTCATAGGTCATTCCGTTAATTATGTCCTTGAGAAGATTGGACTCTCGATAGGTAAGATTCGGTAATACACCAAGATGCGACATTGCGTTGATTACACCGAACAGCATGCCTACGGCGTTTGCAGCCAGCTTGCCGTTTGCGGTAGCTCTGTTTCTCAGCTCAGTGAGCTCAACATTGATTGCGCGCTTGCGATACTCGACTTCCTTGAGCTTCTCGTCAATCATCTTCTCGTTTGCTGCAATCATCTTGTATTTCTCAGCATATTTATCGATATCCTCGCTGTTGACATACATAATGCCGTGTTCGTCTACGTAGCTTCCAAGGATTCCTTCCTTTATGTAGTTGCTGATAGTCTGTCTTGATACTCCAAGTATCTCGGCAGCTTTGTTTCTTGTTATTCTTGCCATAGAACTAATGTTTAACGTCGTTTATCTTTAATATTACACTTGCTGCAAAGCTCCTCGAAGACCTGCTCGGCGTGGTCAGTAACGGAGTTGAACATGATGTTCTCGTTGTCTTTCTTACGCCACATGACATCTACCCTTCTAAGGCGCTTCTTCTGCTCCAGGAAAAGCTTTTTCAGCTCGGGGTAGTTAGCTCCATCATTAATCTCTCTTAGATTATTGAGACTTCTGAGCATCTTGTTGTTGGTGAATATAATCACAGACCCTCCATCTGGAATGGAGCAGGCGACCGATACTATTGTAAGCAACTCCATCTTTGTAGGCAATGGTGTTTACCTGTGCCTTCGACGAGATTTTATACGTATCTTTCCCTTTAAGGATGATATAGGCTCCACCTGTGGCTGAGCCATCGTAGTTTCCTACAGCCTTTACATAGGCTACATAATTGTTCTCCATAATTTCCTCTACTTAATTATTATTATTCAATCTTGTTTTCTCTCTCACACGCACGCTAGTATACTAGGAGCTATATATATTCTATAAGGCTACCACTAACTAATAGTGTGAAAGCGTCAAAAACAGAAACACCAGCATTTAATCAGGCATTCCGAAGCCATTGTCCAATGGAACGAGAACGCCTTTTCTTGCAGTCGTGACACCTTTCTGACTTTTCTTCATCCTGCCTCCGTATCCGTAGATGATGTGTCTGCCACAACTTCTTTTTACATCTCTGTCTGTTATTACATAGGAGCAAGGGATTGCAACATATACGTTATCTCCCTTCTCGAATGTCGGATTCTTTCTGCCGAATCTCATCAGCATCTTCTCGACCTGCCCTGGAGCTCTTCTGTCTGCCATGTGCAGCTCGGCGTAGGTCGATGAGATTTCCTCCTTCTTCTTCAATCTCTTCTTTATACCACTTACGGAACCATGCGACATGCCAACTCCCTCCTGGAATTGCTTGATCGTAATGAATTTGGAGCGACACGAGCGAGTCTTATCTGTATTTCTACCACTAACGTGTGAGCTGTTCGCCTCTTCACTACCAATCTGTCTCAAAAACAAGAGTTCATTGAGTCTGTTGTAGATATCCTTGATGGTGTATTCTTTATTCACTTCGAGAGTGAACATGTTTGCGCCTTTGTAAGCCCTGCCATATCTGTTGAGCTTCCTTGTGTTATCCTTGAAGGATGCAACAGTGAAGCGACCATCGTCCTGGACGGAGAACAGTTCGTCTGTCTTGATGGCATTGAGTAAGAGCTGGGCTTTTGGCTGTCCGATGCGTAGGGAACTCATCAACTGTCTTGTTCCCATACCGAACATTACGGAATTGCTATGCTGCATCTTGCACCAGATGGCAAAGCACAATACGGTCATACGCTTACTCCTTTCTACCTTGGAGTAACCGCAAGCGTATCGCTCTACTAAATCTACTCTGATGTTCAATGCTTTTGGCATAGCTATATAAACGAAGAAACCCTAAACAGGGTCAAGCTGCTTAGGGAGTCTTCTATGATTAAAGTTCACTTAACGTGAACGAGAATCCAATTTTGTTGAGCGCTTCAAACCTTGACCCTTTGAATTGCGTTACAAAGATACGGCGATTATTCTTACCCTCCAAATGCTTGATTTGCGCCAAAATTCCGCTCATTCAAGTAAAAAGTAAAAACAAAGCTCTCGAAAGTGCTGATTTGGCTAAATGTTCGATTAGAGTAAAAACAATATTTTGTGTTATTCATTAAAGTATAGAATATTTACATTAACCCTTTTTAAGGAAAAAGAGCGTTTTTCTGTGTGTTTTTAGTGGTGACTTTTAATAAAATAGCCGCCCATCTGTGAAGTGATGAGCGGCTAGTTGCGGTCTAGAACTTCCAAACCTGGGCCTGATACTGAGTATCACGCGATACTACCATTCTTGCGAATTTGTATATCGTGTTGCAGGTTCCTTTAGCTTCTGCCTTCTTCATCAGCTCTTCTGCTTCCACTGCCGTATCGAACAGTGCAGCATCGACTCTTGATGAGACGTAGTGCAGCTCACTCCCGAGGAAGGCAACCATCTCGTTACTTTCATTATAGATGGTCACATAATACACCTTTCTTCTTCCTAGGATTTCTCCTGTTGAATTCTGTAACTTCATATTCTTTTCGCTTAACCGTGTTGCGTAGGGCTTGGTTATTAATTGGCAGGAGCCGAAGCTCCTTGGTTTGGCTAATCGGGGCTAAATCTTAACGATCATCTTCACGACTTTGGAAACCGTTCTGTACTGAGGAAGCTCAATACCTAAACTCACGAGATAATCTTCCAGTGTCTTCTGGATCCACTCAAGCTTCTCGCCTCGCTGTTTACAGGTGTTAATGATGTCGCTAATCTCTGCGTTGTACTTTCTTTCCGATTCGTTACTAGCAGACTTCAAGGCCTTTTCCAGCTCTGCGACTCTGTTCTTGAGATTTTGATTCTCTTCAACAAGTCTGTCGTAGCTTGCAAGGATAGGCTTCATCTGCTGCTCGTAAGGTAAATCCTCATTCATTGTTTTCTTCATAATTCCAAATTTAGTTAATAATAGTCAGATTATTATATCTGTTTTTGGATAAAATCCTCTCCTACCCTCACGGGCAAGAGAGGACGAAACATTATTTAATTCACCGCCCGTATGGCCGATAGCGCAGCCCCATTTAATATGGAAAGTATCTTTGGCAGGGAGTATTGCTACTCCCCGGTTTTGGCTAGTTGCCGTTAAAGATTACCTGGAATGGAATCGCAAGCTTGTCGGTATCAAGCGGAACCTCGCATTTGATTCCAAAGATAGAATCAAGATGGCCCAGGGCATATACCTGCAAGCTCATCTTCTCCTTGAACTCTTCGATGCTGTCATACTCGCTCTCCAAAACGATGTCTGAAGGGAATTCATCGAAGTCTTCCATCTCGTCAACGTAACGCTCGTTGAGCATTCGCAGCTCGTAAGCGAAATCGTCGTACGTCTTGATCTTGTACTCAGCAGCATCCTTCCAAACACCAAGAAGCTCCTGCTTGAATTTCTCCTCACACTGCTTCTTTCCCTCTTCCATTAAATCATCTGTAATTCCTGCTAACATAATTCTATAATTTATTGGTTAATACTATCTATCAGTAAATTTGTGAGCTGGGTAGCCGAAAGCCAAGGTTCGAAGCGCACTTTTCTTCTAATGAGCTCCTTCTTGATGATTTCAGATACGCAAGACACTTCCTTTTCAAGTTTTTCTGCCTTGCGCTCTGCCTGCCCCTGCTCTATCATCGCTCTGTACGTATCTTCTACGTCGCAGATGCCAGAGAGCTTGTCGAGTCGCTTTTTAAGTTTAACGTTCTCTCCTACCAGCTGACCTCTGCTCATATTTTCGAGTCTTTCTCTGTATGCTCGTTCTTCATCTCTTTTCATAATCCTAATTTTAGTTAATAATAGCAGGAGATGGCTACTTGCCACCTCCAGTTTGGCTTAGTCCTCGTCTGGCTCGTCGTCGTCCTTATCGTAGACTCCGAATAGCTTGAGGGTGTTGCTGTCGATTTCCGTCTTTCCGACGATGTAGCGCATCGTCATCTGGATGTTGGGTTTACCATTGCTGGTATGGCCCATCATGACGGCAATTTGTTCTAGCGGTACTCCTTTCTTGGAAAGATTCGTTGCGAACGAACGCCTGCCGGTGTGTGAAGAGATGAAGAGGTACTTCTTTCCGGTCTCTTCCTTACCTGCATGGAACACCTTCGTGTTCTCGTCTATTCCACAATCACGGCAGATGTCACGAAGAGTTCGGTTGAAGGTCATCTCGCTGATTTCACCAGGAAGAGGCTCGACTCCAGTGCCGCATACAAGGAACGGACGGAGCTTCTTGTGGAGAGGAACCCTTACCTCCGTCTTTGTCTTCTGTGCCACATACACAAGGAAATGCCCGGTATCATCGATGTTCTCAGGAGTTATTCTCTGACAATCGCTGTAGCGTGCTCCACAGAGGCATTCCATGAGGAACATGCGCTGGACGTATCTCCTAGTCTGTCCCCTCGGATTGTAATTGATGATTCTATCTATCTCCTCATCCGAGAGATAGACGGACTGTACTGGAACTGCCTTCGTTCTGAGTATCTTTCCGAACGTAGGGCTGTTAATCTCCTTCGTAGCATCGTTCTCACGTATCACAGCCTTGATGGTGGCGCATACGGTCTTTGCGGAATTGGGAGCATAGTTCTCCTTGATCTTCTCAAAGAGGTCGCGGAGGTTGTCGTCAGTGATGTCTTCCCACAATGGCTTGTGGCCCAACAGCTCCTCGAACATTCTCACGACCTTGATGAACTTCGGATACTTCCAAATGTAAGCTCCGTAGAAGGTGTTGTGCCTCCATGCGTTGCTGTGATAGTTGGCGAACCAGCCCTGCTTGATAGCGAGCTTGTACTTCTCCTGCTGAACAGGGCTTAACAGCCGTTCCCAGTCTCTTGTCTTGATTCTTAATTCTTCTGTCATAATTCTAACTTTTTGGTTTATAGTGCAAAGGTAACAAAGTTTATAATATAAACCATCACCTTTGCCGTTTTTAACGCTAATTTAACCTTCCGAAGCAGTCTGCTTCTCGACTGACACGAGTTCTATCGTATCTTCATTCCATTCATTCCATACGCTCGCGTAGTCATCTGCCTTATCTTCGGCATCTCTTTCTGATTCTGCAAGGAATACATAAGGCTCATCCATGTCAGCAGTAGTTCCGTCTTCATAGAGGAATCTGTACTTTGCCACATAAGTGTTGACGTATCCACTCAGTTCGTTGTTCAACCCGGTCGCAATATCAGCGAGTAGCTCGACCGATACGCTATCGTCCAATGCACTTACCTTGTGAGGCTCTTTGTAGTAGCCAACACCGACATTTATGACGAAAACCGGGATGTCGGTATCACCACTACCTACCTCTACGATATCTACAAGACTGCTATTGTTGACAACTACAGGCCAGCCAAGTTCTTTCTTCTGCACATTGTGCTCTCTCATGATCTCACGGATGGTGCATGCAAGCTCCATCTTTGCAGTTGAACGCAACTCGTCAATCTTGTCTTTCAATTCTTTTTTATCCATAATCTTAACATTTTGGTTTAACTTGATGCCCGCCGTTTCCGGCAGGCTTGTTTGGCTTAGTCTTTTCTTTCGATATCAAGGCCCGTAAGCACGCCTTTCATATAGGCTAATGTCTCTTCCTTGCATTCCGATAGAAACTTCTGGCAGCCATCAATGATAACACCGTACTTACCGCTCGGATAATTCTGTAGAGAGCACGAGTGGTAATGCTTTCCGGATTTCTCCTCGATTTCTCCTGCGAGTCGCTTCCCTTCGTCGGTCTCATTTGGACGATTTCCTGGGTACTCATCGTAAAAATACTCGTGCCATAAATCTAGTAGCATATCCTTGCAATCCTCCATATCTTGCAAAATATCCGATAATTTGTATGGCGCGCCGTTAACACCATGTCCATCCTCGCCAATCCATTTGCTGGCTTCCTCGTCAGGATCGAAGTCGCTATAATATTGGTACAACTTATCCATGAAGTCAGACTTATTGCCATTCTCGAACCAAATTGTGGCGATGAAATCTTGGCCTTGTGGGGAATACTTCTCTAACTCGACGCAAACCTCACCTCTTTCGTTAGGTGTATCGTCAACATTATAACTCCATCCTAAATTCTCTGCTAATTTCAAAAAATCATTCATATCTTTAATTTTAATTGGTAAAACATTGCACCCTCCGAAGAGGGCTTTTTAGGCTTCCGTGTAAGCGAGAATCTGTATGTAACGCATCTCGAAATTGACGAAGATGTCAAGATATATGCCATCGTCAGTAAGGAGCGTGGTTCCGTTGTTCTCCTCTGTGATGATCTTATTTTTCTCTGTGCCCATGAGGTTATTTACCAGGTCGTTTGCCACCATGGCCAAACGCATCTTGTCAGCACTGTCTTTTATCCATCTGACAACCATTGCGTTGTCATAGACCTCTGCATGACAAGCGTTTGAATAAATAAAACCGACCGCTTCGTTGCAGTAGTTGTCCGTATACAGACCTTCATCGAACATCTTTTCCCATAGAGGCTCATAATAGAGTTCGTTCTCCATGTCATACTTGTCAAACTTGCTCACATTCACATCTACTATTTCCATAATCATTCTATTTAATTGGTTAATACTAGGAGCGTGAAACAATAATGTTCCACGCATTTTTTCGGCTTTAAACCGGCAGAGACACGATATATTCCTTCTTTTTCTTTCGTGTTCTGCCCGTGACGGAATATCCGCAGATGTTTCTCAGGGAGAGTGCGGCTTCCGTAAGAAAAGGCTCGTTGACAAAGATTATCGGTCTCATCATCTTGTTCCGTACCATCAACTGATAGTCGATGAAGTCGAATGGGTCGTCGGGGTCTTCCGCCTTCTTCTCCCAGATGCTTGCGTCCAGCATTTCAATGAAGTCTCCCTCTGGGGGATTGTCCATATCAAGGAATCTCTTCGGAACAAGCAAAATTGTTTCCTTTGGTTCATGTGTCATAAAGAAATCTGAAACAACGCTACAGAATATGTTCAGATTGAACACCTTCGGCTTCAAGCCCTTTGCCTTCAAGATCTCATTAACGTTAACGATTCTTGCTACTGCCATAATTCACAAAATTTTAATTGGTTAAACTTGGGGAACAAAAAACCGGCGTGTCTCACGACAGACCGGCTTGAACCATTTAAACAAAATCTAGTTATGATAAGGAGTCAGCCGCTGCTAACGACTGACCTGTTTGGTTTTACTTCTTTCCGAAATAAAAGATTCTGACAAACTGACAAAGTAGTTTCTTGTCACAAAGGTGATAGAGATCTTCTATAATGTATTCTTTACATTCTTTCGTTCCTTCCCTGAATGCCTTTTGTATTGCTGCGATTTGGATATTATCACATCTAAGCCAGCAGATAAACATCTCACCCAAACTCTCGTAACGCCCATCCTTGTTATAGAATTTCGTTTGCTGCTCATAAGTTTTATTCTTTCTCATAATCCTTACTTTTTTGGTTTTACTTTGAATCGGTTACCGAATCAGTAACCGACTTTTGGCTAGAATGGCTCCCGGCTGGCGCCTTACTCTAAAAGTTTGATCTAGAGAGCTTAGATTGAAGGATTACCTCCAGTAGTAACTGGAGGAGATCCTTCGTTGAAGAAGCTCTTGTGAATTCTTGCCGGGCCACCATACTACAGGCGGCGAACCTTACTACTTACTGGCGATCACCTTCTCGACCTTAGCCTTATGCCACTCGTTAATCTTGCCCTGGATGTCGATATCGTTCTCTATAATGAGCTGCTTGAGAACACCGAGCATTCTCCAACCCTCTTCGTCGTAGAGCTTGGCTTTTGACTCAAGCTCCTTCAACGAGTTGGCTTCTGACATCTTCCGTCCGTTTTTCCAGAATCTGGCTCCGTGGAACATGATGAGGTTTCTCATCGTGTAGTAGGAACCAGAACCTTTGTAGGCATTGATGAAGGCATCAGACTGCTTGGTGTCCCATGCGAGATGCTTGCGCTTCTTGTTGAACTCGTGAACGGCATCGTAGACTTCCTTGTAGGTATTGCTGTCATACATCTTGCGCGCAAGATTACCGAGAGGAGCATATACCTTCTTCTCTAAGTCTGCGACAAAAATGTCCTCGTTCTGAAGACGTACGTAAGGATTGCCCTTACAGGTATGCTTGAATGTCTTCGTCTTCTTTCCGTTCTTGTCTTTCTTGACCTTCCAAATAAGGTTGTCGTCCACATACTTGCGGAGCTTATTGATGTAGTCATAAGCCATATCGGCAGCAACGTAGCCTCCGAACCACCTGTTTCTCGCGCCGGTATTCTCGTGATCCCCGTGAGCTGCCATCTTCATCTGAGCATAGAGCTCATTTTCAAGCATGCGCCACTGGTACTCGTAGCCCTTGTGCTGCAAGACCTGGTTGAATGACCAGTTCCATCCGTCCATCGTTCGGAGCATGTGGAACATCTGGCTCATCACCCAACGGCGGAACAGCTTCCAGTTACTTACGTATCCACCATCGATAATCTGCTTGCCTACCGAATCGATGGTTGCATCGTCCATATCAACAGGGACAGCCGCACCATTCTCGATCTTGATAAGCTGGTCGTCACCGAGAGGGAAGTACTTGCTAACGTCAACGCCTGCTGCCTTAAGAGCTTCGAGACGCAACTGCGCCTTGGTCTTCTTACCTGCACCAGCTGCATTAACCTCTACATTGTTAGCTACTACCTTAAGATTCTCACCAGTGATTGTTACAATCTGCTTCATAATTCTAATTATTTTAATTGGTTACTAAAAATTTATTTAACTCTTGTGGATGAGGCTTACGCCCCACCCTTGTTTGGCTCAATCCAGTCTCTGAGGATAATCAGGTCCTTGTCGTTCTCCGAACACCAGAACCACGTTCCCCACTTGCTGTCCCACCAGAGGTTGCCTCTTAGAAGCTGGATCAGTACGTACAGCTCCAGCTTGCATCTCGCTATCTCACGTCGTTCTCCGTACATCATATCTTCGTCTGAGAGCTCTTTCTCAGGCAAAGCCTTGAAGTAATACCGGCGATGTGATTCGGAGCGTTCTGACGGCACAGAATGCTTGTACGCTGCATATCTCTGCTCGATGCCTACAAACACAACCTCGGGTGTAAGGTAAGGTGTGTCTTTCGGTTTGTCTTCCTCTGACATTACTACCTTGCCGTTCACTCTGCATGTTCTTTTCTGGAAGTTGATGGTGAACTTAGCACCATTCTCAACTTCATTGATAATCTCGTCGTATGTCATAATTCTTAAAAATTGGTTTATAGGAATGGAGCATTACAGCTCCATATTTTTGGCTTCTTCAACCAAGTCGTAATAATCTCCCTCGCTATAGAGCTCAAACTCATCTTTATCACTCCAATTCTTTGCTCGTATATATAGGTAGAATGCTTGTTCGATAGTCAGGCCTGTAGCAGGTGTACTCGCAAGAACTTCAGCCATACATACGTCATCGTTGAAGTAATCCTCTTTCAGCTGATTGAATGTTATTTTCTCCATAATTCTAATATATTGGTTAATATGAAGGCGTAGAATTGCTACGCCGTTTTTAGCTTCCCTTGAGTGCTGATATATAGGAACGCACCTCAAACAGGGTAAACTCATTGTCGGAACACGACTTTCTTAAAGAGAATACAAATTCCCTTCCTTCGATCACGTACTGGCAATCCGAACTAGTGTCATCGCACCTTGATATCTCTATTATGATATCGTTTCGTGTACTTCCGGTAAATATGCCTACTCGTAAAGTCTTGTCGTAAGCATACTCCATCTGTATCTCCTGCAACTGCTTAAGTATCGACTTGATTACGTCTTTCTTTTTTCTTCTCATAATTCTAAAGCATTGGTTAATAGTAGTGCGCTCAGAGAATCTGTTGCGTAACTATAAGGTCTTGATAAATACTGTATCTAAGTCCTGACAGATCCAGGTGGTTACCTGGATCTTCAGGATGATTGATACCGTATTGTACAATCTATTCTCCTTGCGCACCATTCGGCTCGCAATAGCTATAGCATAGTCTCAGTAGAGTGTTGCATTCCTATATCGTCTTGATTATTGCATGTATAAGAACGGGACGCGTACCGGGCAACCGCCAGGTTGTGTCCCGTTGTCACATTACATGCAACTGAATCTGTTCTACTCTTGGCTATGCGGACTGCAATGTCCGTGACTCATCTCTAGTACTTCGTTGCATTGGTGTATGTTCGCGATTAGGTCCCGCGATTGGATACCTGCGACGGCGGAGATAACGGTCGTCGCAGGTATTCCACCTTGCGGGATATTAAACCTCATACTCTTGATAAGTCGTGATGCAATTCACTTTTGGTTGTTTGCAGGTACACTCATAGGTCTGTTGCCTACCTCTATCTTGACGATTGAGGGATCTTGCAATACGCGAGATTTCTGGTATTACCAGACATATCGCGTTGATACAGAGATCGCGACATAAAGAATTCCTCCTCGTGTACCTCGCTTGGCAATAACGTTGTCTTTATCTGAGAGCGTGGCACGTAGCTATAGCAGCTTGATAGGGGCTGTTATAATCGCCGGATGACGCTGGGGATTCCCAGCATTAGCCGGCGAGTACAACAGTCACTCATAAATTCACTCTCCTCTAAAGACTACCCTCGTGCTTGGGTAATTCCCTGACCGATGGCTCGGCACAATGCTTTATGATTCTGATTTCAGCACAGGATTCGCCAGAATAGGTGATCCAGGATCGAGTGCAAACAGCACGAATATCCAGGATCACCGACTCTGGTTAAGAGAACCTGTGGTATTAAACATTGCCATCCGCCAGGGAGTGGTGGTGTGCGCCACCGGTGGAAGTTGTACGGACTGGCACATTCCTGTACTCTATTGATGATCTACGCCTTGTGCGTCATACGAGGGGCCCGAGGTGTCTCAAGTTGTAAACTTGGATAACTCGGTCCCATCGGATGATGTTTTCGAGGCCTAGCCTGAATCTATCCGTCCTTCTCTCACGTCCGTGTGCTCGGTTACAGAGTATGCCGGTCAGAAGATACTGCGCATATCTTTATCAGTTTGATAGCATCCTGGTGGAGAGGATCGCAGGACCATCTCTGATTCAGAGATAGGTCCGCGATCGTGCGAGACCGGATGGTTAAATCGTCGCTCTTCATTCCGGCAAAATCCTTGCGCTAGGATGCTCATCTACAAGGTATTAACCAATGTGTTGTACGCTGCCCTGCTCGTTCGCAATGCATTCTGAGCACAACCTATCGATAGGTAGCCCTTGATTTCGCTCTCTGTCTTACCCCTGTTGGCTTTCACGTTTCTCCCTCTGCCTCTGTCTATACAACCGACATTCTGAGTCTTCACGTATCCGAGTCCACCGACCTTTCTCTTACCTGTCTTGACCGCACGGATGCAGTCCATGACGAAGGCGTTGAGCTTGTCGATGTCCTCTTTCACGTTAATGACCGGTAGAACCTGGGTAGCCCAGGAATAATCGCAGTACCCCTTGTAGAGATACCTGTTTACTGCATTGACGGCTTTCGTCATCGTAGTATCACGCTTCTTTATCGTCCTTTTCTCAATCTCCTTCTGGAAGTTCTTGATACGTGTGGACGACAGAGAGATATTGTGACCCTTGATGGAATATCCGAGGAACTTGAACCAGTGATTAGCGTCAAGATACTCAACTTTCTTCGGGTTGAGTGTCATCTGCATCATCTCCAGCTCGCTCTTCATGATATCCATGGCTTTCTCATAGTCTTCACCGACAAACAGCGTATCGTCGGAATAGCGGACGTAATATCCGTTAAGCCTAGATAGCTTGTCGTCAAGATGATAGAGAATGACATCAGCCAGCCACGCAGCAACAGAGCATCCCTGCTTGAGGGACTGATACTTCTCGCAGAGGTTGTTGTCCTCATCAAAATAGATATCCGTGTGATAGTAGTCACGAATGACATCTATCAGCGCAGACTTTCCGTACTTCTCCTCTACCTTGTCGAATGCCCAATCTATGAACCGAATGGGCACAGAATCAAAGTACTTAGAGAAGTCACCTTTCCATCCGATGATTTTTCCCTCTGCCGAGTATATTATCCGAGACACATCTTGCACCACACGACCACAGCCGATACCTTTCTGGTACGACGTACAGCGTGGATGCACCATCTCTGGCATCAGCTCGAACAGGAGGTCGTTTGCTATGCTTAGGAGGATTCTGTCCACAGCCTCATTCACATAGACCGTACGGAAATCTCCGTTGTCTTTCGGAATCTTGGCTGTATGAGGTGGCATTATCTTGTAATTGCCGCTCTTGATCCTCTGATACATAGCTAGACGAGCCTTTGGCTCTGTCAGCTGATACATTACTGCTTTGTTCATGTCCTTGAATAAGCCTTTCTCGATAGCGTACTGCCATCTGGCTTTCTCGAAGAACATCTCTAGGATTCTGTCTTCATTCATAATTCTTCTTGTTTTGGTTATTGGTAGGGAGATTACTCTCCCCGTTTGGCTAGTCAATGTGCTGATAAACATCTCCTCCATGCTCTTTTTCGTTGTCAGCATATAACTCCTGATTAGAGTCAAGCTTTATTTCTTCTTCTACGAAATTATTAGAATCAAGGACGATGTTGCAATTATCGTAGGCCTTTTGTGTCTTCTTTACTGCCTCTTCCTCGCTCTCAGCATCAACGCTGACTACCTTGTTTAAAGTCTCTGTGACTGATACGTAATATCTCTTCATAACTCTTGTAATTTTGGTTAATATTGTTCCGTGTCGGGTCTCGAACCCGATGTGCGCCTGTCGCTCACGGATGATAGATGTTAGAGTCTCTTGAGAGCAGCTTCGATGCCTGCGACTTTTTTGTCCTCAATCTTCGATATTTCTTGTAATATCTCGTCCAAGTGAGTAACAAAACTAAGTGCATCTACTACGCGACCAACCTTCACATTAAGGTCACCAGCATGTATGTCGCATATACCAAACTCTTGCAACAAATAGTAAATGGTGCCACTCTTTAGCGCAAGAAGAATGCGTTTAACACAACTTATTTGCACGGTAATAACTCTGAAGGTAACACCACAGCGAGGGATGAAGATTTCTGTCATGTCAAGCTCAATGAGCTTATCGCATATAGCTTTCGCCAGTTCCTCGCACTTTTTTTTCAGTTCTTGAGACTTGTGTGCGTAATCGTCACGTCCAAGTACTTTCCACATTTCTTTTTTATCCATAATTCTTAATAATTTATTGGTTAATAATGTCAGAGGGATTGCTCCCTCCGTTTTTAGGCTACCACTCTTTGTTGTAAGCAAGTTTTCCTTCGCCAAATTTACGCATTTGGTCTGTAAAATCCTTGAAATTTACTCCTATTGTCCACTGCCCACCATAATGATCGCAGGCTATATAATCCTTGCCATACGACGGACCGCATCTTTTACAAGTGTATATCCACATCTTTAGTTTCCCAACGATAATGGTATATCCATCTTTCAAATCGCTATAAGCTGCACGTAAATTTGCCGTGCGAGTTCCTAAATTAACTTGTGTCATAATTCTATTTAATTGGTTAATGGAAGAGGAGCATGCAAGCTCCCCTTGTTAGGCTGCATCTTTCGGCTGTAAGCCGTGTTCTTTGATAACCTCTTCTATGAGGTCATCAGCATCTTCGAAGTACTCTCCCCAGCATGAATCAATCTCCTCCCAGTCGTAGGAGCCAGAAGTGTCTCCGTCATCGTACTTTTTAGTGTAGTGACGCTTCTTTTCAAGGACAAATCCTTTTACGTCACCCCACATCCACATACCGATATTCTTAACCTCGCTCTCAAACAGCTCGATTGCACGATTCTTCCAGTTCTTGGTATTTGTATCTACCATCTTTTTAAAACGCTCCTTGTCGCAATAGGCAATGCCTTCTACGTAGTCTCCCTGGCAGTATCCTGTGGAAGACCACTCGTATATCACGATTTCGTAAGCTATGTCATCAAGCAGCCAGATCAAGTCCTCGTTGTTCATAGGCTCAATCATCTCTGCTCTCATGTCATAGTTCTTGATTTCGTCAGGAGTGAACTCTACCGAAGTCTTGTACGCCTCTCTGCTGTAGTAATAATCAAGTTCCCATACATGAGAGCTTCTATCATACGATAATTTGGCAGAGCGATGCTTGTTGCTCTTCAGGTATTTTACAAGACGATTCTGCGGAACGTACATGTATACAAGCTCACGAAGAGCATCCTGCAAACTGTGGTTATTAGTGTCGTATTTTCTGTCGTATATTTCATCCCAGTTGCAGCCGTTACTTAATCTTCCACTACCGCAACTGGTATACTCCCAAAGATACACGCCTGCCAAATCCCATGAAGAGCAAGGTGATTCAGCATCCTCATCCTGGTAAATGGTGATTCTGTAATCACCGATTTCCTTCTTTGCAAATTCGTAACTCATATCTAATATCATTTAAATGGTTTAACATTGAATACCCCCATGCTAGGGGATATTGTTAGGCTTCCTCGTAAGCTTCCTCCATCATAGAGTGAATCTCTTCAAGCTCGTTGGAGAAATTGTACTTGATGTTGTACGTACCGAATGCTTCGAAATACCATTCTTCGATGTACGCTCTGTCCTTGCTAGCCTGTTCGCTGTCCTCTGCGGAATCGAGTCTGGCTACCATCTGAGGGTAAAAGTCGTAGTAATCATCACCATCGTAGTCTGATGCACACCACACACCTGTTCTGTGCTTAGGGTAGTCCTCGTACAGATTGGCAAAATTGCCATCCATGTGCTGGTCATTAAGATGGAGATATTTCTTCATTTCCTTGTTTGCCTTATGAGTAAACTCCCACGCAAGAGACTGGATATTCTTTTCGAATATATCGGCAATGTATTCTTCTAGATCCTCTGCGTCATCGAAATTTTCAAGACGCTCACGATAGAGACTCTCGATTACCGCGGCAAAGCTTTTTACACCGATATAATCGGCTACTTTCTCGATAACTTCACCCTTGTTGTTCATAACAACTTCTACAATATTCTTTTCCATAATTCATCTGTTTAAGTGGTTGATAATGGTTCCCTCCGAAGAGGGATTTTTAGTTGATTAAACTCTCATTGAGCGTGTACGTATCAATGTCGTACTCGTAATCGGTTTCGTTGGTACACTGGGATTGATGGCGGTAACCGCGCAAATCCTCAATCTGCTCTTTTGTCGCTCCATCGTCCTTGGCTATCTTACAACATCTTCTGATACTACCTGCTACAACAAGTAATTCGCGACTTACGTATGTATGCCATTTGTATGTGCGATAGAGAGCATAAACTTTCTTTGCCATATTCTAATTTTTAATTGGTTAATAATGGTTCCCCACGATTATGTGGGGAGTTTTAGCTAATTATGGCGATATCGCCACATTTTCTGTAGAAATGCTTGTATGCCTCAAGACCACTGGCAGCTTTCAAGTCTGTGACCTCTAGCTTACCGGTATCCTTGCGTACCTCTGCAATAGAGAATGTATTGTCGTGCGTCCACTTGATGAGGTCCACACGCCTAACAGAATTCTCTACTGACTCAACGATTTCGCACTTCAGTAAATCGTCATTCAGGATTTTCTCTAATTCACTCATAATTATAGATTAATTATAGTCACACATTATTTCTGTCTCACTGATAATTTCAGCACAATACTTGCAGCGATGGCACATTATGTAGCCTTTTGCCAGTAATTTGCTGAACCTCGGGTATGGGCATTTCTCGCCCATGCCGGCTCTCGTAATCTCAATTTTAATCATATTCAATCTGTTTGGTTAATAGAAATCCCCACCCGTGAGAGTGAGGATTGGTTTGGCTTAATACAGAAGAGCTCTGAAACAAAGCTTGTCGCTTATTACACCATCTTTCTGTAGCCCGTCCTTCCAGTCATTGAAAGTCATGTTCAAGTCAAGGTTGAACTTTGTCTTCTTGCCAGTGTAGTCGATACCACACTCGTCGCAAAACTGCCAGAATGCTTCACGAAGCTGCTTCTGGTTTGTGATCTGATATTTATTCGCCATAATTCAAATAATTTATCTTGGTTAAACAATAGAAGGCACGCTCAGACATGGGCGCACCTTTTTAGGCAAATACTACTCTTCTTCATCTTCATCCTCTTCCTCTTCTTCATTGTCTTCATCGTCTTCGTCAAGACAATAATAGCTGTCAAGCTCATCTGTACCGGAGTAGCCTTCATCTTTACACTGCTCGTAACTGCGTAGTCCTGTCTTGGCATAAATAATGTCTGTCATCGTTTCCTCGTTCCAGCCATTTATATTCGAGACAAGTCTAACCTCGTCCTCTGTGGCGATATTGTTATCAACAATGAAATCCCACAGCATAGCCTCAATACTTTCTTTCATATCCTTTGAATATTTAGTTAATAATAGCTCCTACGTGTCTCCACGCAGGATTTTTGGCTTAACGCTCCTCTACTTTCACGCTCACAGCATAAGGCAAGTCATCTCTGTCAACCTCCTTCCATTCATACTCAACGACAGTGCTCATGTATCTGTTCTCCATCTTATAGATGACGCCATCTATAGTTCTCTTACTGATGGTGCATCTCGTTTTCTCGACCTTGAACTTGACGTGAGCCTTGTATCCGTCATTAGTGAACTCAACGAGTCCTTCTCTTCTAGCAACTGCCACACATCCGTGGAATGCGTTGATGAATACATACTTTTCTCCATCGAAATACACGTCAACGCGCGTATTGTTCTCTGTCCTCTTAATATACTCCATATCTATTGTATTTTTGGTTAAACATGGCTTCTGTGCAGATAGGCTGCACAGAATGTTGGCTAAAATCTTCTAGGACGCATGTACGCACGCTCAATCTCCTGAGCTTTCTTGTCCACACGAGAGGCACGTCTGTAATATTCGCTCTTGTCGAGCTTCTTTCTCGCACACTCCTCGCTGATAACTGCCTTGTGGCTCGCTACGAGCCTGGCAAGGAACCTTCTGTCTCCGTCTGTCATAATTCTAATTTTTATTTGGTTAATACTAGATACCGCCCGAATATCTCCAAGCGGTAGTTTTGGCTAGTCACAGATATCCTCTATCTGCTGCTGGATGGCATCTATCATTATAGCAATTATAAATAGACCGCACATTTCAAGAACCGCAGAATATAAAACAGCTTGAAAATCTCCAAGCACAAATCCTACGATGGCAATTACACCACACACGAAACTCACGATAGCCACGAGCGCAGCTGATAGCACGCCCTTTCTTACGATATACTTTTCCATAATTCTCTTGTTTAATTGGTTATATTATCGTACTGCCCAAATTGAATGAGCAGTTTTTAGGCTGAAAAACTCCAAGCACAATTATCGTACTTTCCAAATCTGTCACGCTCCAGGCAGGATGAAATTTTCCAAGCGGAGTGTAGATCTCCACAGCTCCCTGAAGAACCACCTGCCAATTATCGTACTGCTCCAGAATATTCCAAGCACAATTCCCCAAAATATTCCAAGCAGAATAATGGCAATATTCGTACTTGCTAAACACAACAGAGCAGGAACGCTCTGAATAAATCCAAGCACAATTATAGTGCTTGAATAAATGATTTGCCTTGCTTTCATAATTCTAAAATATTGGTAATTGTTCCGTAGCCACACACGACAATTATCGTACTGGCTACGGATTTTTGGCATCACGGAATGTAAGCCAATACAAGCGTATTGTTGTTCCATGAAATAAATTCGACGTGAGAATATCTCTCCTGTCTGTCAGCGATGATACTCTCCATCATTCCTTGACTTCTGCAATCTAAATGTAGCGTACTCATAATTCTAAATTTGTTGGTTTGTAATTGTAGGGCGGAGATTTCTCGCCGCCCCGATTTTATTTAGCCAGGAAATCTACCAGCATACCAACACTCACTGTTATTTTATTGTCTTCTTTTCTCTCAACGTGCGATAAGCAGATAAACTCCCTTTCGATTTCATATTCACATATTACTCTCATGAGGATTTTTTAACCGCATACCCGAAGTAACCGAGGATTCCACAACCTCTTTCGGTAGAATCTTTTATACACACCAGCCGATTCTTAAAAGCTCTGGGTGTGTATGATGTGACGGATTACCGCCAACGTGAACCACTACACGTGCCATCCAACACGTAGCTTTTGGATATCTCGTATCCCTTAACCCGCAGCCAACGGGATAGAATATGAATTATGATTTTTCATAGTTTCTCCCGGTACGCCTTATAATCACACTGCGCCCGTATCGCACAACTTTCGTTCTGTCTCCATACGTACCCTTGCCGTCGGTTAGCCTTCAATCCTCGCGTGGTCGCTTCTTCCTGCTGGTGCTACACCTCGCTCCTGTGCCTGTGCTCCCTGTGTCCGCTCCGGTGATACGCTCCACGGAAATCTCAGTCTCTTATATTCTGTTTCACGTATCACGGAGAGACACCGCTCGCCGTCGGTAGTTGGTACGTCTGAGGATGACCGCCCCAGTTGTGCCGCCTAAAAAAATATTTCGTATGGTTCGCTAAATTTCTCGCTTAGAAATCTAGCTAACAAGTTACGTTTTCAATTTTAGCCACAATTAGAAATTGTGTTTATCCTACACACCACGAAAAGGTATTGAAAAATAATGTAGGGAAAATTTATATTGAAACAATTCTGAAAAATAAAATCTAAAAAAAATATTCTAGAAAAATCTTTCTAGAATATAGGTACGAAAAAATAAGGTAGTGGAAAATCCACTACCTTATATCTTTCTAGTTCGCTGCTGCTGCTTTCTTTCTTTCTGCTGCCTCCTTCATGAGTGCCGCAATTTGAGTTTGAATTTCTTCATCACTCATTACCTTAACCGCTGCTGCTGCTGCCTTAGCTTCTGCTGCCTTAGCTGCCTTTTCTGCCTTATCAGCAGTTACTTGCTTCATGCCGTCTACATAATCTTTATATAGATTATTCAGAAACGAAACAAGACGTGTTGTTGTATCAGTGCAAACAACTGAAACACTATCTAATTTGTGGTTATTGAAAACCCACTGCAAAAAGCCCGTATCTGTTTTCAAATCTGCAAATTTAAACACGGCTTTCTGTAAGATTCCGTGTTGTGTAGCACCGATAGACGTTGCAAGCAAATAATCTGCTGACGCATTTCTAAAATCTACATTTGCGTTGAATTTCTGCATGTAAGCACGTTGTGTAGGTGTAATTTCGTCACGCTCATTTTTGTCTAAGTCTTCACGATATTTCCCGATAGCCTTATCAAAAAACTTATCTAGAGGAGTTGAAATGTTATCTTTGATAAACTCACGGCGTGTTATTGCCACGCCTTCACACTCCTTGGAAAATGCCTTAACAATCGCACTCTCAATCTGCTTTTCAGTCTTCATAATAATTCCTAGCATTTATTTAAACCCCTTGCAATCGGGCATTAAATTAAAATGAATTGTTCCAATATGTCGTGCCGACTCGCACGGCTACATATACCCTTATATGTAGTTTTAGGCTATCTTTCAATAGCTGCTGCAAAGGTACAAAGAATATTTGAAATAACCAAATAAAAACACGATTATTTTGTTGGTTTATATAAATTTAGATTTATTCTAAATAACTGTATATTAGATAGTTAGTTAGTTTAGTTATTCATAAAAGCAAAGATAGCCTTAAATGCCTTTTATTTGCCGTTTATAGGCTTTTAATAGTGTTCCTTACTAGTAATAAGGTATGCAGATAAAACACTCTTAAAACGCAAATTTCGGGCTATATTATATTATTTAGAATTAATCTAGATAATATTACTAACAAGTTGAAAAATGCAATGTGCCTATCTGTCGATTATTTATCTAGAATTAATCTAAATAATAGCCCAAATAAGAAGCTTCTTTGTTAGTGTTCTATTTTACCTTTTTAGTGTTCTATATTCCAGTTGGCGACAAGTTGGAAAATTAGCCATTTTATAGTGTTTACTATACACTATTAAATATATTTTAAGGGATTTATTACTACAAATAATATGTTATATAGCACTTTTATGGTAATAATATATAACAAAATATGGGTAAAATCTAGAAAATAAGGAAAATTGCATAACTAACTGATAACTAGATAGTTAGTTAGTGTATGTTGTACACTATAGGCTTTTTTGTGTTCGTTTATAGCTTAAAAATCTATATGTAATAATATGCAAGTAAGGAGTATTAAAATACATTATAAGTTATTGATTATTAGGTAGTTACAAGAATTTAAGGATATTATAAATCAACATATTTTTATGTAGCCAAAAAGGGTACACTTTTTGTGGTTTACACTATATAAACCAACGGCAAATGTAATATGTTTTGAATAAAGACCCCCACACCCCCTTTGCAGCCCCAAATCAGCGTGGTAGTCACCTCATCTAAAAATTTTTTCTTCCGATTTTTCAGCCTTCTTGTAAAGTAAACTTACTTTGCCTTCAGAAAGTATATTTATGCATATTCATGCACTCACCTATTTTTAACATTTGGTAACATTAACTTCTATATCGGTGAGCAAAACCATAAATGTATATCTATTATTCATCAAATGTATATCCAATATGTATATTTATACCCTTTATTTACTAGGGTTATAGCATATCTACAGGATATTTTCCGTATCTTTGTATTGTCGATATTTTATAGCCGACATGTTGTAAGGACGGGCTGACACGTGTTATCCGTCAGAAAGTCCCTGTTTATCGGGGGTAATCCTACACAATAACGGAAAATTAATATTATTATTGTACATAAATGGAAAATGGTATTGCTATAGACACATTGCACGCTCAGCTGCTGGACCTTTCGAGGCATGACGAGTACGGCTTCGAAGAGCTCCGTTGTCAGGACTGGGGTAAGGCGAACTCTGAGAAGTACAACAAGCTGAAGTCTAATTTCATCAGGTCAATGAGACGTCTGGCGAAGAAGGCTCCGGTGAAGTACTATGGCGGTTCGTACTACATGTTCAACGGTAAGATATATGAAGCTGTTCCGAAGATAGTCCTTGAGCAGGCTTACCAGCTGCTGCTCCTCGACCTGGCCATGGCTCCGATGCTCGGCATCAGCACGGTGATGAACAAGTCGTTCATAGAGGTGATAGAGTGCTACAACATACTGAGACCTACCTTCGATATCGTTGCATTCGCCAACGGAGTTGTTGACTTCGGCAGCGGTCTGAAGTATCCGAACGTGATGCCGTTCTCTCCCGAGTACCATGTCACATACTACCACCCATACGACTATAATCCGAAGGCGAAGTGTGACAGGTGGATGAACTTCATCAAGGAGGTCCTTCCGGACAGGACGTCGAGGATGATCCTCCAGATGTTCCTCGGCCTCGGTCTCATACAGAGAGGTACTGCATACAATCCGTACGAGGGGAAGGAGTCATCGAAGATTGAGCTCTGTCTTCTCCTTATAGGTACGGGAGCCAACGGAAAGAGCGTCATCTTCGACGTTGCCTGCAACATATTCGGCAAGGACAGGATAAGCAAGATGGACTACGCCGACCTCACTGCCGACGGTGACGAGGGAATGAGGGGAAGGTATCCCATCAGGAACGCCATCTTCAACTGGTCTTCCGATTCCGACCCGAAGAAGTTCGGAAGGAAGAATACCGGAATGTTCAAGAGACTTGTGAGCGGTGAGCCCGTCCCGATGAGAAAGCTCGGCAGGGATATTCTGGAGGGGAACTCAATCCCCTACCTCATCTTCAACCTCAATGAGCTTCCGTTCCCAGACGATGCTTCGCTCGGATTCATCAGACGCTTGCAGTACGTGAGCTTCGATGTGACCATCCCAAAGGAGAGGCAGGACCCGGAGCTGGCGAGCAAGATCATCCGTGAGGAGCTGAGCGGAGTGTTCAACTGGATATTCCGTGGTGCGATGGAGCTGAGGAGCAGGAAGTACAGGTTCCCGGCAGCTGAGGGAAGCAGGAGGCAGCTGCTCATCTCTCTTCTAGGAAGCAATCCTATATATGCCTGGATAAGGGCGTATGATATGAGGTGCAGTCGGGAGGCGAGGGGCGAGATTTCGGAGTGCATGCTTGCCAAGGAGATGTACGAGAGGTTCGTCGAGTTCTGCAAGGCCAACGATGTCGAGGATAAGGATATCCCTACGATTCAGAAGTTCGGGCGTGATATGAGCGACAAGTACGGCTTCTTCAAGAAGAGGTCACAGGGAGGAATGACGTATCAGGTGTACGGCGCGCAGATGATTGACCTGAAGCAGGAACTTCTCATCAATGACGTGAATAATAAATTGCGTGGTGAGGAGGACATCAAGCAGCCGGAGAGCTTCATTCAGCCTGATGATTAACGGTTATAAAACAGATTTCTATGATAGACAAGGAATATATCAAGGAGATTATCTCCCGTATCACTAAGAAGAAGTCAGACGGGAATATTGTTCCGGCCACCGCTTCGATGAGCGAGATTATGACTGCTGTACGCGAGGATGCCCTGGAGTGCATGAGGGGACCATGTGCAACGAGAGGGAGATTGCTGCGAACAGAACGTTGAACAGTGTTTCATTCAAATGCCTATGAGAAGACATCGCAATCCGAACAAGGTTCCGCCGTTCAAGCCAGACCCTGAGCATTGGACTAAGAAGGTTCATTCCTGGAAGGCGAAGGTTGCATACGAGACTGAGGATGATGCTTGGGAGTTTCTTAAGACACACCCGAAGCTCATTCAGCAAGGAATGACCGTCTATAAATGCCATGTCTGCAATATGTTTCACTGCGGGCATAAGTATAACCATAAATAGTTGAGAATATGAAGAAGAAAGGATATTACGAATACGAAAACGGAATCTACCCTTTGAAACTTTGGGTACACATCGGTAAAGACTTGAAAGAGCTGATAGATTCATGTTTTGACAAGTGCAATGCTCCCGATAGTGATTACGGCGGCGTTACGTATTCCGATGCTGTCAGGAAGAGCGACAGAAGACGCGGCGTTCTTGTCTCGTTTCCGTGTCAGAAGGTTATGTCGATGAACTACTGCTGCCATGAAGCTTCTCACGTCTGCGATGCCATCGAGGAACATACAGACTTGGAACACGGCGGCGAGCCATCTGCCTATCTGATTGGTTGGATTGCGTCTTGCATCAACAAGGCTCGTTTGGGCATTGGAGATTTCGTTGAACTAAAAGATAAGGAGGAATAGATTATGATTGCATATATTCCATACGCTCCAGTAGCACCACAGCTACCTCATAACGGAGGTGGAAATATTGTGTTTCCATGTGTATTACTTGCAGTGGGTATTGCGTGTTTTGTATATACAATGATTGTGTTTTACAAAAATAAATAGCTTATGGAAAGGTATTACAAAAAGAATCTGTTTGTTGCACCTGCGGCATATTTTATCGAAAACCTAGAAGGTCAGGAAAAGGAAAGCTTCAAGAATGTAGTCTTCCAATACGATAATATGGTTTGCGGAATGGTTGATGATATTGACTATATAAACAAGCGATTTTCAGTGACGTTCAAAGTTCCAGACAAGAACTACAACTATCCAATAGTAACTCTATCAATAGACTGTTACGGGGTTGATTTGAGCAAATTTCACTGCGTAAAAAGTGTTCAGAGAATCGATTTCTATCACTTTCTCAAAATTAAAGAGCAGGATATTATAGACATAATTAAAAATAAAGATTATGATTAGAATAGAAGATATTAAGATAGGGTCTGTCTTGCAGATTACGAAGTGTAATTTGATAAAGATTGCAGGCTCGGTGTTTGCTGATAGAATAGACCCATTAGGCTCTATTGATAGGATTCAACATATCAAAGTTATCGATATAGCTATAACGGATAAAAAATGCGAAATCGTAGCATTCTTTAAACCCGAGTTAGCAGCAGCTTGTGTGGATATAATTGATTTGGCGGTGTATTCTATTTTCTCGGATTTTAAAGAAACACCAATCAAAAAAGAATCCGAGAAGAGTGATGCCGACCGCTTCTCGGAAATCACAGACAAGATGAGCGATACCTATAAGCGTAAAAATCACGATTATGGGAATGCTTTTTCCGAAACGTATGATGAGCTTGGTATAAACTACGGCTACGGAAAGATACGAGAGAAAGTGAATCGTATCAAGACGTTGAAGGATAATGAAGCGCAAGTTGCTAACGAGCCGTTGGAAGATGCTCTTCTTGACTGCGCTAACTATTGTATCTTGACATTGATGGAATATCAAAAACGCAAGGAACATGGAACAGACTGATTACACTTGCAAGGATTGCCTCTTCTTTGATAACGGGACGTGTAAAGAAGAACGCTTCTGGAGAGACGTTTCGGGAGATGATGATGCTTGCACAGATTTCGAGTATAAGGAAATAAAAGTTGAACTTTAAAATATTGTTATCATGGCATTACCATTTGGAAAGACTATCAAGACAAGACACTTCACTGTACTGAAGTTCAGCAAGAGCTTGTCGAAGAAAGAAGTTGCTTCACTCAGAGAGGATATCCCTGCTGAGATCAAGAAGCATTTACAGAGAGGCTCGCTGCCTTTCATCAAGATTGCAGACATTGCCGGCACATGGGGTGTTGAATACTCTATCGGCACATCCATGTACGCTGCACTCGATGAATGTGTTCCTGTGGCTGTAGGAGACCATTACGAGTTCTCTAAGGATAATGGAAACATCATCGAGGCATTTGCCCAGCTTATGTATGCGGATACATCGCTGCCTGGCGATGCGGAATACACGGCAGGCAAGTTGAAGCTCCGTGACGAATACATTGCTCGTGAGGCTGCAAGAAGAAACGCCGCTGCCGACAAGGGTAAGAGTGACGAACAACTCAGTAAGGAAAGTGATGAGGCTGTTCAGGAGGTTGTTGATCGAGAGAAGCACGCCGACACTCTCCTTGGTATGGCAGAACAGATTAAGAAGGAAGGAGGCCAGCATGAGTGATAAATTGATTGAGATAGTCGAGGACCACAATTCCCTGGTACAGGCACTCCAATTCATTTTGGAGGCCGCAGAGACAAAGAAACTGCCTCCATACGGCCTTCTTCCTACATTTAACGACTCTTTTCTTGATGATCGGCTTAGGATAGCCCTTGAGCTTGTCACAGGAGAGAAATATTCGTGATATATCGTATATTTTCTTCTACTTCATTTATATAAAAGTAAGGGGTGGTATCTGAGAAGATATCACCCCCTTTTTAACCAAAAAAATTTTAGAATTACGAACAGCAGAAAGAATCTGTGAACATAATCTGTACGCAAAGGTACTTGGTTTTGTTGAATTTATGGTATATCGAAGTTGCTTTAACACGAATTTAACTATTTCTTCTTCTTTTGGAAGGTCGCCTGGCCGTTTTTAAAGATAATGCAGTCCTCGCAGCATCGAGGCATCGACAGAGGAATGTAGTAATGGATCACATTGTTTTCAGTATCAATCTCATCCTGCTTAATCTTAGAATAGTCTGCTATCATGGCTGTCGTCTTTTGCCACTCTGGAGAGCCGAATTTCTGCTTTCGCTGAGCGATAACGAGGTTTCTCAGAATCTCTTCCTTTGAGGTAGCCTTAATAAGCTCCTCCTGAGTAAGTTCGTCGCTATTCTCGTTCTTCGCTTTCTTGCCCTGCACCTCTGCGATTCTTGTCTGAACAGACTCCAGAGATTCAAGTTTATTCATTTCTCGCTCTAATGTATCTTTGGGCCAGTTGAACCCTTCCCCTTGAAAGGCAACAGCCCAACTGTCACGGATAGACATTCCTGAGCCACGGAGGCTGGCGTAGATGTAATAGCGAGGGTCTTTCATCTTGAGAGCCTTTACCTTTTTGTAAATATCGACGGATAATGTGTATCCTTTTGTTTCTTCAATCATAATCTTATTTCTTTTTTATATCCTTGAATGCAAATAAAGTGTAACATTGACACGAAACATGGAATGGTGGGTATGGATCTTTGAAAGAATGGAGTCCGGCATCGGCTTCGTTTTGACAAATCAAGCACGGGAAGTCGCTTCCTCTCTTGACATAGAATCCGATAGCCTTATTCTCCTGTCCATACTCCTGCTCTGCCTGTCCCCACGCTAAAGCAATCACCTGGGAAGCGTTTCTTACGATGTTCTGATAGGCATTTCTGTAATAGCCTTTTCCGTAAGATGGAACATCGATGTTGATATCCTTTCTCTTCGCCTTGGTGATGACAGATGTGTGATATGGGTCCTTGTAGCCGGTACGGATGGAAGATAGGAGCTGCTGGTCTGAATATCCCATAAGAGTTCCTGCCTTGATCATCCTTACAATATCTTCAGCAAAGTTTCCGAGATAGACAGCGTTTCTTTCAGATGTCGTCTTTCCGTAGATGTCGCTGACGAGAAACGATTCGATGTTCTCGCTGTCAATCCCGAGAATCTTGCATGAAGCCTTGGAGTAAGCAGAGATATAGGTATTGATGCTCTCCTCGGCCTCAGCAGTAATATTCTTGGCGTAAGAGAGCAAGGCTGACTCGTTTGTGAGCCTGCCCGCGCCTCTGTATCTCTTGCTTGCGGTAACTATCTTCTGCGTTGATTTCCAGAGAATATCTGCAATGTGGCCCTCACAGTTTCGGATTGCCTGCAAGCGCTTCCTGCTGTAATCGACAGAACGTTTTAACTCATCCATAAGCTTACTTCTTTACGGTCTTCCAGTTGTTACGGCCCGGCCAGTTGCCGTTCTCATCCCAGTCTGTACCGCTTTTGTTCGGCCTGCCAGCGCCACGACCAGTACGTACGTTTCCGCTGCCTCCATTCTGAATATTCGCCGTTGCCCTCTCCTCCTCGATAGCATTCTCTGTCTCATTATCCGCACGCTGAATATCCATAAGAAGGTCTTGCTGGTCCTCCTCTTTCTTCTCTCGTAAGATACGCTCCCACTCGGCATTCTTTGGAAAGTCAGGACAACGCTCCGATGCAGTCTGCTTCGATAGGAATCCGTTCTGAACGGCAGTTGCAAGATTTGTAAGAAGTTCCGTCTTGTTCTGATGTGTATAAGGCTCAATCCATGCATTGATATCGAGACCAACAACAGAAGCCGTCGCATTGTTTTCGTGGCCGATTCCAAACTTGGCAATTTCTACCAGCTTATCAAGGAATGGCTGCAACTTCTGAGAATCATTCATGGCTACCTCTAATGCAGGAGAATAGAGAAGCTTGATGGCTACACCAGGGAGGTCACCTGACTTCAGCTCTGGAGGTTTTACAGTAAATGACAGCTCATAGATGAGGTCATAAGACTTGTTGAGCTGGGTCGCAAAAGCTTCTGATGCATCGGTTCCATTGAGGAATCCGGCATCGTTATCCTTGCTGTTCATAGCGATAACCTTGGCGGCTCCAGTCATATCGTCGCCCGAAATTGTAATCTCCTCACCATCACCCTTTACGTAGAATACAGGGAAAGCGTACGCCTTGTTGTTCTCGCAAAGATACGAGAATGCCTCCTCGTAATCTTCGATGTTCTTCTGAACATTGGACCAGCATGGTCCCTCATCATTTCTGATGTATGCAACCGGAATTGAATTGAAGTGATGTCCTTTCTTTTCAACAAGAGCATATCCGTTCATTCCGAACAATCCCTTAATGAGGTTCGCTGCCTTCTTCGTTACGCTCTTTTTACCAACATCATTTCTGAACCTATAATAATAGGTATCATCCCAGACCTCAACCCACTCGATCTGAGCGTTTCCGTCTTCATCCAAGTCGTAATACTTACGGGCGAATACAGAGAGTTCTCCTGTTATTGAATCGTAATGCGGGTAGAGATAGTCTCCATTCTTGAATGACAGAACCTTAACTCCGAACTTTCCTTTGTCGATATAGCCGACTGCGGCGGTTTCTGCAACGATCATGTAAGAGCTTACCGCTTCAAAGAACGCAATCTCCATATTGTGCATAAGCCATCCCTTCTTGAAGACATTGAGATTCTTCTGGGATTCCTCTTCCTCTTCAAGCTCATCTGTGCTGTCTGCAAGCTCGAACTGAATGTCGTTTCCGGTTAGGTGTAAGGTGTGTTTTGTTGCGATAACCTGTTGGAAAGCAAATGCGCATCTTGTAATAGGCTGCAAGTAATAATGATTGCCGGTAGAAGGATCTTCCGGGTCCCAATCAGGATTCTCCTTGATTATATCCGGATACGCATTCTTGTCCCAGATTCTGTGTCCGCTTGTGAAGTACTCACGAAGGAAGTCGGACTGGGTTTTTACTCTCCATACACAAGGGTCGTAAGGCATATTCTGCATACTCCTATCACCAACCTTGTCGGAGAAAGTGCCGTGACTCATATATCCGTCAGGCTTAAGCTCGTAAAATGGTTTCTTTACGAGTATTTCTCTAAAATTTAAATTCTCCATAATCCTTTTACCTTTTTATGTTTCTTTTTTGTTAAACTGAATATCATTACGTAGAACCAAGACTCAAAGAAGTCAGGCGAGTGGCCGACATACTTCTTGGCAATCTTCTTAGGCAATAGCTTGAATCCCCTATCGTCGCTGTTCTCGTCGCGCCGAAGCATCTTTCGCTCCTTCTGAAGAATCTGTCTGAGAGGGATCTTGTCGAATCCGTTTCCAGAATACTTTCTTTCGAGCAGGGACGAGTCGATGGAAATCTGCTTCTCCTTTATCATCTTGTAGAATAGCCATGCACACTGAGACTTCAAGTCTTTGTATAGGTATTTGATACCTGCTTCTTCTTGATGATTCTGAGGGATAGGTGCTGCCTGGTTGTTGAATGGGATGGCATCCTTGAAGAATCCCTTGAAATATTGACCTATACCCTGCATATCGTAAGTAAAGTTGCATTCCTGCACACCCCACTCTCTTAGCTTGGCCTCAACTACAGAAACGAGCGTCTTAGGGTCCAGCCTCAACACAACCAAGTCCTTACAATGCCATCCTTCCCAAAGCCACATCACGAAGTTATCGCCGCCGGTGAATGCGACATCAGCAGAAGCTCTTCGCTTTCCATCTCCTGTCTGTTCGGCGTTATCGAAAATTTCTTCAAGGTCTTCCATTTTGATCATGTCATCGCCGGCAGCTTTCCAGTTCCAGTTGGCTTCCAGGTCTCGCATACGCTGTTCTTCATCCTGCTGGGCAAGGTTGGCGAGATATGAAGCATCGGTAGAGATAAGCTTGATGTTATCTGATACGTCGGCGCGAACGAATGTTGCCGACTTGATGAACATTTCGAGCTTTGTATAACCAAGTTCCTCATAGCTATCCTTCCAAAGGCTATCGATAATGCCCTTGCACTGCTCGTATACCTCTTCTCTTGTATCGCCCCAGTAGATTGAGTCCGGCGTATCACCATCCATGAAGCAGTAACGAATAACCCCATTCCTTTCCGGATCTATATATCCTTCGTCGGTAACCCACCAATCGATGAACTTTCGTACCCAGGATTCGGGGTCAGGATTACAGGTAATCCAGAAGCGGTTTCGGATGTGGGCTGCATTTCGGTTGTTGGTCAAGAGGTACTTGAACTTCTTATATGGGCATTGAGTACCCTCGTCGATGCAGACGTATGCATACTGTCGTCCCTGGAATCGTGTCTTGAAATCCTGATAGGCTCCTGCGTAGTAAGAGAATTTGAGCCATCCTCCGTTGTCGAAGTTCCAGGTCATGTCGTTCTGTGACTTATTGTAAGTTCCAAATTGGGAGAACAATTTATAAGAGTCTGTAACCAAGGACTGTAAGTCATCTTTTTCATTACGAAGTATGGTCACATGGAAGTCTGGATTTTTGATATCTTTCAGAACTTCCATAAGAGAACTAAAGCTCTTACTGCCGCCGCGGCTGCCGCCGCAAATCTTTATATCGGCATCGATTGAGAGCATATCCTCCTGACCGCCACGCTGAGCTATAATCTTCAGCTTGTCGGGATGCTTCTTGTCGGCGTCTCTTAACGATTGGATATACTCTTGAGTATAAATAGGCTCTCCGTTATCCAATTTTAATCCTGAAAATACTTCCTTTTGCATAAATATTCATTTAATACTGCAAAAATATACAATTTTTCTTGGATAATTGCATATTAATTCATATATTTGCAAAATAAAAGGTATATTTATACATTTTTTGAGGTGGAAGAACCGCTTCAGGATAACATTTTTAATCAAAAAACAACATGACAAGAGAAGAACTCTTAGCATTAGTCAACAAGGAACTCGGTAGTACCAAGTTGACAATTAGCGAGAAAACCATCAATGAAGAACTTGATGATGTACTCGAAGATTTTGGTGAAGACGAAGCTGCAAACGCCAAGTTGGTCACCAAGGTTACAAATCGCTTGAAACGCATGGACGGCAATCTCCATTCTGACGTTTCTCAGCAGGTTAAGGAATACAAGAAGAAGGCGAAAGAACGTCAGAAGGCAAAGGAAACTGAGCTTGACGAGGAAGAGCCGGAAAAAGACGAAATTCCTAACGAAGAGGATATGCCTGAGTGGGCAAAGAAGCTCATTGGTGAAGTCAAGAAGGAGCGTGAGGCGCGAGAGCAGAAGGAAGCAGCTGACGCAAAGAAGGCGTTGGTGAACTCCATTAAGGAAGGTCTTAAGGCTAAGTTTGAGAAAGCCAATATTCCTTTGAATTCGTTTTTCGTTAAGACAGCTTTGGATAAGCTTGAGATTCCTGATGGTGAAGCAGACATTAAGAATCTTGTCGGTAAGGCAGAGGTTCTTTACAATGCTGACCTCAAGGAAGCGGGTATCAATCCAGACACCAAGCCTCGAAGCGGAGGTGGCGGAGCCGGAGGAACCGGAACCGTAGATGAACACGAGTTCGATGATGTTGCAACTATCAGATCTCGACACAAGCCTAAGGACGAATAAAAATTAGTATTCAGGATAACAAATTTATTTATTGATTATGGGAACAGTTTCTCCTTATTACAGTGAAAGGATGAATGGTAGCGGCTTCTTGCCAGGTCGTTCCCTCATCCAGGCTCGTGGCGAAATCGGCGGTATCCGCTATGTATTCGTCAAGTTGAATGGCGCCGCAAAGGATGCTTTCCGTACTCCTACAACTGGTGGTAAGTTGCTCAACCCTTTCAAGGGTCCTGCAAAGATTTACGCCGGTGACTTCCTGGAGTATGATCCTGGCATCTATGGCAACGCAGGCGCAACTGTTAAGATTCTTAAGTCTTATCAGTGCGCAAAGAAGACCGGTGCTACTGACACAACTCTCCTTATTGTACGTGATGGCTATAAGCATATTCCGTTCATTGGAGACAATATCATGGTGGCTCCTGACGCTCTCGATGGCACAGGCACAGCAGTTACGGTTACAGGTGTTGAGAAGACAACCGAGGCAGGCGCAGACGTATGGAAGCTTACTTTGTCAGCAACACTCGGTGTTGTAGCAAAGGATGCGGTACTCGTTGAGGCAGCAGCTGCTGGCGACGCCCAGAAGCCTATGGTAACCAACCCTAACGGTTATGCTCAGTGCGACTACGACTTCCTGTTCACTCCAGGTAACGATTTCGAGGATGGTGCTCGCTATATGCTTACCCCATTCCTTGCTAACGACGACACCGTTATGTACATCGACAGGATATCTCCAATCCCTCCTGCAATCAAGGCTCTCAACAAGAGTCGCGTTAACGGATGGTTCCATCTCTAATTATTAACCTTAAAGATTGATTCAGGATTATGGCAAAATTTGATTTTAATAATTCGCGACTTGCCAAGTTCTTCGGTTCTCAGGAGAACACGGCATATTTGCAGAGTTTCCTTGATAAAAAGGAAATCTTCTTCACTAACTACGGTTGGTACAAGACACAGGGACACAACGCTTCGTTCCTGACAACTACCGACAACTATGGCTTGGCAACATTCAACGTAAAGGCTCGCAAGCTGAAGGCAGCTCCTATGGCTGACCTCCGTGCTCCTCTCGGCGATTCTAATCAGATGGACAAGAACGGACATAAGTGGTACACCGCTTCTATCCCTGACTTCATCACTCCTGGTTATGTTGAGACCGCAGTTGAGCGTTATGCACGCATCAAGCAGTTTGAGGAGTTCGGCAACGACGCCGATATCTTGGCAGACTGGAGTGACGAGGTTCAGACCCGTATCGACTCAGTTGATGCAACAATGAACTTTATGACCGCTCAGTTGATGTCTACCGGTAAGATTGACTACTCCGGCATTGGTCGTGGTATCTCCACTCCACTGCACAAGGCTATCGACCCTATCGAGTATGGCGACAACTTCATCAATGGTGGTGCTAAGAAGTGGGCTGACCCTACTGCTACCATCCTTACCTACATGAAGGAGAAGGAAGCCAAGTATCGTGAGACCCGCGGTGGTTTCGATGGTGCTTTGGTCTGGCAGATGACTCGCAATACATTCTACAATGTATTCTTGAAGAACGCAGAGGTTCGCGAGCTTGTTACCAATTACCGCCAGCTGAACTACATTGCCTCTACCAAGACAATGCCTATCAGCAAGGAACAGTTCATCCAGGCATTCGTTGACTTCGAGGGTGTATCTCCTATCGAGATTGTGACCGAGAAGGAGCGCAACCTAACTCATACAACCGATGAGTACAAGCAGGGTTGGTCTGACAACATCGTTGTTCTCCGTCCTGCCGGTGATGCTTGTGAGTTCGAGCGCACAGACAGTCTCGATCGTAAGTTGATTGAGTATGCTGGTAACAAGGCTATCTCTACCGTGTTCGGTACAACTAACGATGGTCTCGGTCTGCTCATGAACTCAGTAGTTCCTAACGGTAAGTACATGGAGTGGCACACAGACATCATGTTCTCTGCTTGCCCAGCTCTCATCGACTTCCCAGACCATTGCATTATGGACATTACCAAGACTGATTAATTTCGGTCTTGGAACTATTAACGTAACTAGATTGTATGACTATGGATTCGGAGATGAATATTTACACTGTGAACGACTACCTTATTAATAAGGTGAAGTTCGAGATGCCGATGAAGGCTCTGCTGGGCATCATGCACGACAGGGAGCTTGAAAACGGCATCGACCTCGAAGCCTGCGACAAGGACAAGGTGAGACTTGCCTATGCCGACATGCTGAAATGGTTTGTTCTTGGTCCGAGCAAGGTGAACAACACCTCCGATTCCGATAACGGATGGACTCATTCGGGAGGTGGCTATGACATGTCGGACAACGACAGGAGCGAGATGAAGGCAGAGGCTAACGCTATCTATGCGGAGCTGGAGCCCGATTCGATGCTCAAGAAGAAGTCCACCTTCCGGGTGACCTCCCACGGAGTAAAGAGGGCGAATTATTCTCCTTGGGGAGAACCTCTCCCTCACATTATCAAATAAAGCGTATGGAAAAGGAAAACATCAGAAACCCAAGATACCCTCACATCATCAAGATCGTGAGGAAGATCGTCGGAAAAGCCGACCCTGATGACCCGTTCGCCGATGATGATGCTCCAGTTGGTGAGGACAAGGAAATCATTCTCTACTATGGCGAAGGCCGCAGCTACACCGATACCACAACAGAGGGAGACAAGAACGTCGACCAGAACAAGAGGAAGGCATCGATTCCGGTCAGATATGACGAATGGGATGCCGGCAGATGTCCTCTTGACGGCGACACCATCTACTCCACTGTCGGAAACAACACCGAGATAGGTATGGTAAAGGACTGCGAACCAGATAATAACAGGACGGTCGTTTACTGGAATCTCACTAGGGTTTAGGTTATGGTAAAATACTTTAGCGGAAAGCGTCTTTCTCTTGGAGCGCAGTTCGAGCATCAGATTAAGCCAAGGGTCGAAAAGCTGGCGTATGACAAGATGCTTGCGATTATGCAGGAACTTGCTCACAGAACCGTCAACTATTTCAAAGAGAACAGGACGTTCTACAATATCACCGGTAACGCATATACTTCGTTCTATGCAGCAGTGTATTACAAAGGCAAGCTCATTTACATGGTGCGTGCCTCGAAGGGTGAAAAAGCACCAACGCGAGTAACCCTGGCAGAAGGAGAGAAATACAATCTCCCGTTCTACTACGACGGAGGAGAGAACAAAGGCTACACCGGTTCAGTCGGTGGCGGTCACCAGTGGGGTCCTAACCTTCTATACGGACGTATCGGAAAGGTGAAATCTACCGGGAAAGACTGGGCACTCGTTGCGATATGTCCTGTTGAATATGCAGTATTCGATAAGGAGAACCGCATTTTCGAGACAGTTTACAACACATACGAGTCTCTTCCAGATATGTTCGATGCCTGCGTAGTGTACGCCAATAGTTCAACTTTTAACAAACTGTAAGCTATGGTAGATATCAAGCAGATATATTTCGACTTAGGGAACGCCGTAAAGGGTATATGCGATAAGGTGTACCCCAGGAATCGTCCTAAGGCTGTGGATACCAAAATATGTAGCTACATCGTCGTAAGTGCTCCGTACACTATCAGGAACAACGAGATGAACTACGATGGCTCCTACAACTACTATACTACCACTATCCAGATAGAGGTGTATGTAAGAGATAAGGCCTCCTCGGCGAATCCTAATGGTTTCAGTCCTGCGGAAATGGATGAGAAAGTCAAGGCGGTCCTCGAAAGATTCCCGATTTCTACAGACAACATCATCGTTACTAGACCGAACGTTGCTATCCAGGCTGACGACGGCGCAGGTTTTTCCGTGACAATCATACAGGGAAGGTTACGTACTAGATAAGTATTCAGGTATAACAATTTAAAATATTTTAGATTATGGCTATGACAACTATTGACAAGATGAAGGACATTTTCAATGGTCCTAAGACTCTGCTCTACTCAAAGGCTATCACAGACTTGAGCAAGGCTACAGTTGACATCACCCCAGAGGTCGAGCTTCCGGTTACCGTTGACTCGCTGAAGGCGACTATGGATGACCCAACCATCAACCACTACAAGGTTATCGGTCTTGCAGGCGACTGGGCAACTACAGCTGAGCTCGGCGACTTCAATGTAGAGTTCGTTGTTCCTTCAAAGGCAAAGGACTTGCTGACAATTATGTTCGGCGAGGATGCTATCACAGAGCTGACCAAGGTTACTCTGAAGGGTACAGGTGACGCTACCCTCGACGCTACTACCGGCTTTACAGGTATCGCTGTTGAGCCTAAGAAGTTCAAGATCAAGGGTACTATCGTTATTGTTGACGACGAGAAGGAGAACCTTATGGTTATTACCAACATCGCTCTCTACGCTACCTTGCAGTGGGATAACTCCGGTACTGAGCCAGTTGCGTTTAAGTTCTCAGGTTCTATCGAGGGTGCAGGTAAGCGCAGCATCGCTTGGCTTACTAAGGCTCCAGGTGCAGGTGAACCAGGCATTGGCGGTTAATCAAGAGAAAAGGCTTCTTTAGGTAATTAGATTCAGGATAACAAACCGTTGGGCGGCAGGCTAATCAACAGCCGTGCCGCCCTTCTTCATTTAATAGCATACAATCATGGCAGAAGAAAAGAAAATAGAGCAGCCTTCAGTGGACTTACAGGAGTTACTCGACAGCGTACTGCACGACGAGCCTACCGAGTTCGTGTTCCGTGGAAAGAAGCACAAGCTCGGCTGGCTTCGCAAGGGAACCATGAGCAGGTGTTCCCACATCAGGTCAAAGGAGAAGAACGAATGGAAGCGCAACGTCAAGATTTGCGTCTGCATTCTCCTCAACAACATCTGGAAGATTCGATTTCTATATTGGATCTACTGGCGCTGGCTCTACTACATCAAGGATGTGGATGTGGCCGAGGTTCTGAGAGTCCTCGATGTTTCTAAAAAAAAAATTCCATCGAACGCATTCTCACTGGCTACCATATTAGCGACCGGGATGACCGAAGTGATGATGACGATGACGAGGAGCGAAGCAAAAGCTATCCAAGCAGAACCAGCTGGGGAGCAGCCTTCTCTTTAGCTGAGAAGTTCGGTTTCCTCTTTCAGCGTAAGTACTTCATCGCAGCCTACGACTACTGGTGGGGCTATTCGTCGGCACAGATTGATCTCATGGTTGCAGACCAGCCTCTTGTCGTCTATCCAAAGACCAAGAAGGAAGGCGGTCCGAAGAAGCATACCAAGAAGGAGATGGATGACCTCTACGACAGGTGGATGGAGAAAAAGAAGAAAGAAGGAAGTCTTGTCGGCGAGAAAATAAATCTTGTCGGTTACTTAAACAATAAACTCTAATTTTAAAATATTCAGGATATGGCAGGTGGAAATTTAGGTGACTTGTGGTTTGACTTAAACATTAAAGACAGCAATGTTAGGTCAAAACTGAAAGAAATTTCAGAAGCGCTTTCGGAGTTGGATCTAAAAACTGAGTCCGGAAGAAAGTCTGCTGAGAAGTTATTTAAGAACTTTAATAGAGAGAATAGCAAAGAAATCGCTGAGGATTTTAAAAATATAGCGGCCCAAATGGGCATTCAGGCTCAGGAAACTGCAAATCTCAGCAAAAGACTGAAGGAGTTATCGGAACTAAAAGCAGACATTCTTCGTAGAGACAAGGAACAATCCGAGCACGGTACCTTTGTTGCGATGAAAAATGAAGCGCAGGCTGCACTTGATTTAACAAATAGATACAATGAACTTGCCAAGTTAAAAGAAGATATCTTAAGACGCGACAAGGAAATGGAAGCTCAAGGTGCTTTCGTGACGCTTGTTAACGAATCGAAACAGGCGCAGGAACTTAATGAGCGTTACAGGGAAATGCAGCAACTGAAATCCGCGATTTTGGAGCGAGACAGACAGTCAACCGAGCACGGTACCTTTGTTGCGATGAAAAATGAAGCGCAGGCTGCACAGGAGTTAGCTGTCAGGGAAAGAGAACTCGCTGAGTTGCGAAATGCTATCGTACGCCGTAATGAAGAAATGATTGCTGCCGAAAATAGGCTAAGAGAAGCGACGGAGCGAACTAACCAGGCTAGAAGAGAAGCAATTTCAATATCTAGAAAACAGGCAGAATCCCTTGTACGTGATAGAGTTAAGGAACTCGAAGCACAAAGACAACAGATCCAAGGTTTATTTGGAAGTGGAAAGAATGTATTAAGTACGCAAGAGTTAATGCAACTTCAACAGGCATTCTCGCAAATTACGCAAGAGCTTAATACATTGCGCAGTGCGATGAATAATCTTGGTAGTTATTCTATCAAAGATTTATTCTCTATAGGCAGAGGAACAAGCGAATATACTCCACTGATAAACAGTATGCGAACTGTAATTGATCAAAAACAGGAAGCGATAAACCTTGAGCGAAAACATCAAGAAGAGATAACGAGAACGGCTGCAAAGGCACGAAACGACCTTGCAGCAGCATTCGCCGGAGCAAACGCTGAAGCGAAGAAGATGCAATCCATAGTCGGAGACATCAAGTCTCTCTTCTTACAGGGAGGCATTGTCTTTGGAGCGCAGCAATTCTTTAATTCAATCGTACAGACCGGTGGTGAGATTGTTCAGCAGCATGTTGCGTTACGCTCCATACTTGGTGATGTACAGAAGGCTGACGAGCTGTTCGCTCAGACACAGCAGCTTGCGTTGCAGTCTCCATTTAAATTTGGAGAACTGAATCGAGATGTCAAGCAGTTGGCAGCATTCGGAGTTGAGGCGAATGACTTGTATGATACCACAAAGCGACTTGCGGATATAGCATCTGGTCTTGGCGTAGACTTCGGTCGATTGGGTCTTGCATTTGGTCAGGTAAAGGCTCGTTCTTGGCTCGATGGTAAGGAGTTGCGCCAGTTTGCTTACGCCGGACTTCCACTCTTGCAGAAGATAACCGAACTTTACAACTCAGAAGGAAAGAATGGCCGCAAGAACTATACCCAGGCGGACGTTAAGAAGATGATATCTGGAAGGCAGGTAAGCTTCGAGGATGTTCAGAAGGTACTGTGGAAAATGACTGATGAGGGTGGCCAGTTCTACAATATGCAGCTCGTGTTGTCCGAAACACTGCTTGGTCGCTGGAATAAGCTTATCGACGCGTGGGATATTATGCTCGGTAAATTTGCAGAAGGAAAGAATGTCATAGGCGGTACGTTCTCGTTTATTATCAACCGAGTAACAGACTTAGTATTAGCTCTTGATAAACTATCCCCTGCTATGCTTTCTTTCGGAGCTATATTTGCTGCAAGGAAACTTGGACTGATGGCTTCCAGTAAGCTCGGATTGGGCTCAATAAACAAGAACTACACTCAGCAGATGAATGCTCAGCTGAGGACTTACGCTATCGAACAGCAGCAACTTGTCACAGAAGGTAAGATTACTCAACAGAAGGCGTTGCAGAATGTACAGGCAAGGGCATACTTGCTGTCTGATACCGCTTCAAGGGCGAATGCTATGTCTCGTCTTGCACTTGAAGGGAAGATGTCTGTTCTTCAGATGCAGAAAGCTGTCAAGGAAGGTCTTGTTACAAAAGAACTTATCAGACAGCTTGCCGTGATGGGGCAGATTACAGCAAGACAGGAGCAGATTATACTCGGAGGAACACGATTTGCCGCCGTAATGAATATGGGTATCTCTAAGATAGGTGGAGGAATTAAGTCTCTCTTTACGATGCTTGGCGGCTGGTGGGGACTTGCAATCGGTCTAGCTGTTCAGACATTCTCCAGCTACAGCAGTGATATGGATAGAATTTCTGAGAATGCGAAGGGTTTCAGGGATTCTGCATACAACAAGAAGAAAAACTACGAGGATGAGCTCGCAAATGAGAAGCCGGCAAACAGCGCGGACTTACAACAGCGAGTAAACTCAATGAAAGAGCTTCTTCGAAACAGCGGAGATTACACACAGACAATAGAAGATCAGATTACAAGGGCGAAGAATCTTAACGAGCAGTATGATATTCTCAATAAGGGAATAGTTGCCGCTCGTGACAACTCACAGCAGGAAGCAAACGACTCGGATGTTGTTGCTGGAGCACTTGGAGCTTCAGGTGGTTGGGGTTCCGGTAATCCTTTTGCAGACACGATGGAGGATGCTGTCGAAGACCTCAACGAGGCGGTTATCAAGTACCAGACGCTTTTATCTGGACTTGACGAAGATACAAAGTCGAGAATGGATAGCGTTGCTAATCAGTTCCTGAAGCCAGAGGAAAGAGCCATGTCTCTCGATGAGAAGATTCGTATTCTTGCAGAAAGAGGAGGCGCAAATTGGGATTCTTTCGTTTTGAAGTCAAGTAACGGAAGCAATGATATTGCAAATAGCATTTACAAAATAGGAATAAGGGCAAACAAGGTTAGTGATCAGATAAATGATATCGCTAAGAAGAATATTCCTAGAATCATTAACTTCCTTAAGAAGTCATTCAACCTGTTCGGTGTAGATTTCTCGAAGTGGTGCAACAGGAATTCTTCACGCTTTGCGAGCATGATAGAAAGAATGCTCGATGCGTGCAAGGTGAATGTTCCTCAGATTCGTGAGTACTTGAAGTCTATCTTCTATCAGGAGGCTGGTGCAAAACAGCCAAAGAAAGCAGGTGGCGGCAAGGTCGAGAAACCAAAGACGCCTATGCAGCAAAGAGTCCGCAGAAATTTATCAAAGACAGGAAAGAGTAAAGCGAGGGTAGAAGCACAGGCGACTATGCTCGATTCTTATCTTGACGAAACTTCCGACTACAATACGGATAATAACCTGCAAACAGAGTTGCAGAACAGGTACAACGAGTATAAGAACCGCGAGAACAAGTTCAAACGCGGCAAGATATCTAAGGCACTTCGAGATGAGGCTTGGGAAAGCTACAATAGCTTGAATCAGGCGGCATGGGAAGGTCTCGGCTATAAATTCTATCCGCAAGACAAAAAGTCCAATAAGATTCCGAAAGGAAGAAACAGGAATTCAGGTCGCAAAGAAGATATAGAGCTCAAGCGTTTACAGGAACGCCTCAGCAGCCTGAAGTCAGCAAGGCAGATGTACCAGAAGTACAAGAGCATAATGTCTGATGAAGAGGCAAAGAAGAAGACTTACAATCTCTTCCCAGAGGTTACCGGTCTTAATCTTGACGACTACCAGAAGGCTGTCCATTCTCTCCTTGAAGGATTCAGTATAAACACCACCGAGAGAAAGAAGTTCCAGACTTCCATCTATCGTGAGGTTGCAGAGTGGCTCTTCGACGAGAAGGACAAGAAGGAGTACGAGAGAAAGGCAGCTGACTTCAATGAGTCCATGAACAAGCTGTCAGAACGTTGGGATTTGTATAAGAGTCTTCTTGAAAAAACTGGTAGCAAATTCTTTGCTGAGTCGGCATGGGTTGACGCATTCCAGATGGATGATAAAACCAAATCTCTTATGGACGAGTATTACGCTCACTACCATGAAGTATTTAACCTTCAGAACTCTCTCGGAATGACGGATGGTGAAGCTAAAGCAAAGCTTAAGCTCCCAAATCAGTACGAAGAGTGGAAGAAGATTACAGAACTCCTCCGTGGTAATTACGTCAAGTCGTTACAGGATGCCGCCGACATTATCGAGAAGACAGAAGATTATGAGGATAAAATCTTGAAGATAAGGGAAAGATACAACGAACTTATCAGCAAGACGAATGATCATGGTATCAAGGCGAGATATGAGATTCAGAGAGACAAGGAGATTGGTCAGGTTAAACTTGACAAGTTCAAAAACTCTTCTGATTATCTCAACTTCTACGGAGCCATCGTCTCTCTCGGCATGGATAAGGCTCAGGCTATCGGAGCAAGAATCAGGCAGAATATCAATGAGGCTCTGCAAAACGGAGCTATCGATGCGAGAGAGTACGCCAAAGAAATCAAGCAGCTTGATGAGCAGTTATCGAAGCTGACGAACCCAAGAAAGACATTCCTCAATGGTGGTCTGAAGGGAATGGCCGAGCAGAAGATTTCTGATGCCAGCGAGCAGATGACCATCGCAGCAAGTAAAATTGCTGAAGGAAAGAAGGTTCGTGAACTTGGTCTCAAAATGGGAGACGAAAACTTCGTCAAGCGCGGTGATAGTATGATTGCCAGTGGAAAGGCTATGATGAAGGCTGCTGAGATTCTGTTTAAGGATGGAACAAAGGCGAAAGAATCTCTTGATAAGTTTGCTAACGTAGTAAGCATTATCGACCAGAATGTCCAGGGAATGAGTGAAGCATTCAATGACATCAAAGAGACTGCTTCCCTTCTCGGAGCTGACACTGAGTCTGATGGATGGCAGGACGCTTCTGCGTTCTTCGAGACATTCTCTGGCATGTCAAGTTCACTGTCAAAGGTGGTAACAAGCGCGGAGTCCGGCAACGTTGGTGGAATCCTTGCCGGTGTAACTGGTATATTTACCTCACCTATCAAGGCGTTTGCAAAGGCTCATGATGCCAAGCTCGACCGACAGATAAAGCTTGCAGAGAGACAGCTGAATGAGTTAAAGAACTTATCTAGTAATATTAGTTCTGTCATCGAGAAGACCCTTGGAGGAATCTATTCTTACGAAAGGTCTTCTGATACAACTAAAAAGCTCAACGATGTAAAGAATGACTATAAGGCTTGGGAGGCTTATTCCAAGACCGATACGGGCAAGGCTTTCTTCGGTGGCAAGAACTTGAGTCGCTACAGCAAGGAGACCTACGATGCTGTAATGAAGACAGAGACGAATCCTTCCGCATACGCAGATCAACTCGCCCTGCTCCACGCTCAGGAAGACGAGTTGAGAAAGCAGAGGCAAGCCGAGGATGACAAGAAAAAGACGGACAAGGATAAACTTGCTGACTACGACCAGCAAATCAAGGAGATGGAGTTACAGATCAAGACGTTCGCACAGGACTTTCTTAAAGACGTTTACTCTATCGATATGAAGAGCTGGGCAAGCACACTTACTGACACCATTGTGAGTGCATGGGCTAAAGGTGAGGATGCTGTAGATGCTTATAAGAAGAAGGTCAAGGAAATGGTTCGCGATGTGGTAAAGAATATCGTTACGCAGAAAATCATGGAAAAGGCGCTCGAAAAACCTCTAGAATGGCTTACGTCCGTTCTTGATAAAAAGGGACAGCTCGACGAAACGGACATGATTAATTTTGCGAAGCAGGTTAATGAAATAGGAGATAAGGTTGTTCCTCAGATAACCGGTCTTGCTGATGCCTTAAAGAACGAAGGATTGGATATGAGAGAGGACGGAAGTTCCTCTGCAACCAACTCGATTAAGGGTATTACCGAGGAAACAGCTGATATTCTTGCATCCTACCTCAATGCGGTCCGACTTGATGTTTCTGTGATAAGGGAAATGCAGGGTAAGTTCATTCCTGAGATGAGCGAGATTGCAAAGTCTCAGTTGACTCAGCTTAACCTGATTGCTCAAAACACCTTGCGTAATGCAGATGCAGCAGAGAGAATCGATAAGACTGTCTCGGAGTTGAACGATAACTTCAACAGAGTTATCAATGGTACGAAATCTTTAAAAATGAAATAATTATGTTTGAAAAAAGAAATTTATCAGACAGAATGAAGAACGAGGCGGTTTCACTGGGTCTTTGCGCTCAGTGGACCGCCGAGTGGCACGACAACTCATCCAAGCATGAGATGGTCGAGAAGTTTGTTAAGGGTATTGACTTCTGTATCGGAAGAAACTGGCCTTCGACCAAGGTTATGAAGAAGCACTTTGGTGATGTCATTCACGATCATGGTGTTTATGTTGACGAGAACGTTGACCTGCAAAACCCAAAGATTGTCATCCTTAATGGAGAGTGTGTAGCAAGCATCAACTATGACTGGATGGACAGTGGAGAGATATACGTAAGGCACAACTCTTCACTTTACCTGAAGGTTAAGGGATTCTCCAGGGTGTTTGTCAATCTGTTAGATGGTGCAGAGCTTCATGTTGAATGTGAAGATACCGCAAAGTGCTTCGTCTACCAATACGGAGGAACAGTCGTGAAAGCTATTGGACCAGTCAATGTTAGGGATAGACACGACTTTAAGTTCAATTAATGCATATTTATGCGCATATTACTTGCATATTTATGTATTATTTTGTATATTTGCAATTATAAAAAGTTGATTTAAGGTATGAAAGATTATTTCAGGATATACATGCAGAAGGAAGGCGATGGGAACGAGGTGAAGGACTCCATCGCCGACTTCGGTATGTACGTTAGCGAAAGCCCGTTCAAGCCTTGCGATTCTGTCAAGGAACCTGTGAAAAGGGAGTGGCACGACGAGCATGGTGACGACGAGTATATCGGAAAGGATGGACTTTATATGGCAGCCTACGAGAACAAGGTCAAGTTCCTATTCAAGGGGGATGCCTTCGGCGCAAACGAGAAGTGTAAGGCTTTCATTGACTATCTCCGCAAGTCTGGCATGATGAAGATGTACTGCGACTTCAACAAGATAGGAAGGCAGCATGTGAGACTGAAGAGCATTGATCCGGACCTGTACAGATACCCGGGCAACGAGGACTTGCTAGTCCTCTCTATTACTTTCAAGATTAACGACCCTGTTACTGACATCAAGCCAATTATGGATGCGCAGGGCAGGATTTCAAATTTAGGATAACACAGACACATGAGTACTTGGAATATTTATCATAAGGATGGCTCGAAGCTGACAGACGTTAACGGAGAGCAGATAACCGTTCATGGATTGGAATACTCCGATTCTTGGATGGGTGAGTGCTTCGTGACTATCAATTTCAAGCATGAAGTGCCTATCAACTTTCAGATAGGCGACTATATTGTCTATCGTGGCGAGCGGTTTGAGCTCAACTACGAGCCGGGCAAGGATAAGCAGGCCAGACCCGACACATACGGAGAGGGCTTCGTATATGACAGCGTGAAGTTCAACGCATTGCAGGATGAGCTTGCTAGAGCTGAATTCCTCGATGTGGTATTGAACGACAACGAACTTCACTACACTTCCCTACCGAAATTCCCATTCTTCGTACAGACTTTGGACGATTTGCTCGACAGGATCCAGGCGAACCTCGACGAGCAGATTGGTGCGGGTCTTTGGAAGATTTACTCCCGAAACAAGGAACGGTCCGTGCAGCGTGGAGCCCTCGAAAGTGAGTGGTTGTCGGTTTATGGAGAGAAAACCGACGATAACGTCATCGAATCAATGTCCATCACCGTCGACTCGAAGAAATGTTGGGATGCTCTTGCACTCGTGAACGAGAAGTGGGATGTGAACTTCATAGTCAGAGGAAGAAACATCTATGTCGGTACTACCGGAATAGAAGCCGGCCACATCTTCTCATATGGTCTCGGCAAGGGACTCTACGAGATTGTGCAGAACGCAGATTCTGATCAGAGTGTCATTACGAGACTGAGAGCTTATGGTTCGGAGAAGAATCTCCCTTCTCATTACTATGCGGACCTCGGTGTCAAGTACGTGGCGAATATCACGAAAGTGGTTACAGCTAGCACAAATGTAGAGCTTGAACTGGATGTCGACTATATCGAGACATATTTCAAGAACAAGAGAAAGTACGTCGTTTCCGGAGAGTCTCAGGAACAGTCTTTCGGATGGGTCCTTCAGGTAACGTTCGATTTTCAGGCTACAATTACCGGTTATGTAACACAGTCTGGCAGCTCTGGCAAATGCAGGTTCTACTCCGAGTTAAAGGGAACACAGACTGACACCGGAGATGAGGAATCAAAGGAGAAGCTTGATGCGTTTATTGCGCAGGTCAATGCCGGAAATACAAAGATGTATATCACGTCCGGTCTCAATAAGAAGGTCGTTCCTTCATCCATGAAGGAGTACGCAAAGAATCTTCCGAATAATATGTCCATCAACAGGCTTATGCTGCCTGGATTCCCTCACGTATCGCTGAGTGATTTCTATGACTCGCTTACTGAACAGGAAAAGAAGTATGTGAATCCAACCGGGAAACTGCATAAATTCTCTACTGATCCATATAGGCCATACATCGATTCTCTCAATATAGAGGAGATTGGACTCCGTTCGGCATCGCAGTTCTTTGATACTGATGATAAGACGAATGGAGTTATTGAAATCTACCCTACTATCGAGGAAATGGAAATCGGTGGCGTGCGTGTGGATGAGATTGATGAGGGTGTTGCTCCTGATGACGACGGAAGGTTTGGCGACAACGAAACAGTAAAGAATGTTGATATATACCTCAATAAGGCTATCGATTTCGACATAAACGACCTTAAGGATGATGACTTCTCTATCTCTATGAAGGATGGTATGTGCGGCGGACGAACATTCAAAGTGGCATCCTCAACCAAGGTTGATGGTAGATGGAGACTTACTGTTGAGAGGAGCAAGGATGATGCTCTTGAGCTGTGGTTCCCATACAAGGACTACCCGATCAAGAGTGGCGACCATTTCGTTCTTACCGGTATCACTCTTCCTGATTCGTATGTAAAAGCCGCATCACTGAAGCTCCTTAAGTATGCCATTGCGCTCCTTGATAAGAATGACTACACAAGATATGTCTATCAGCCTAAGGTTGATGAGCTTTTCATGGCAAGACAGCACGATCTGGCGCAGGCAGACGAAACCGGAACTATCAAGAGTCTGCACGATACACTGAAGGCCGGCGACCTGATGAACTTCAATGATACAGACCTCAATATCGAAGGAATCATCTCTATCGACCAGCTCACGATCAAGGAAGAAGATGGCAAGATTCCGACATACGACATAACACTTCGCGAGGACAAGGAGGTTGGAACCATTCAGAAGATTCAGCAGCAGATTTCATCACTCCAAAGCGGAAATGGAGGAACTGGAGCAGGATTGACAACTACACAGGTTAAGAATCAGGTCGCAACAGAGGGAAGCAAGCACTTCATCTCAAAGATAAACGATGATACCGCCAAGGGTACTATCACTTGGGAGAAGGTGCAGAAGCTTGTAAGTGGTCTGCTTGTCAACGGAGGCTCGTGGACTCCCGATACAGAAGGTCGCTCGCATCTCATCACCGATTACCTGGAGGTGAGAATGAAGGCTATATTCGAGGAGCTGGTAATCAAGAAGACATCTACAATCGGCGGTAAGGAGATTCTGTCTCCTGCTGGAGGTGTTGTGGCTCATAAGGTGGAAGAGGTTACTGTGACATATAATAATGTGTCACAGAAGGCTTATCGTTGCTATTTCTTAGCAGAGCAGGAAGGTGATTCTGTAGATAATGATTTCGCTGTTAACGACCAAGTGCGCTCGGAATCATTCAATGTACGCAAGGGCACTTACCACAAAGTTGGCAATCACTTTTATTGGCGATTGGTAATCGGTCGTGACGAAGACCCCGTAGAGCTGGAAGGAAAGAAGTATCATTATATCGACCTCTCCGATACCGATTGCGCTACGGCAAGCGATGTTCCTGCTAAAGGTGATGTACTCAATCAGTGCGGTAATAGAACCGATGTAGAACGTCAGAACTGCCTTATCTTCTCGGCGGTAGATACCTATTCGCCATCCATCAGCTTGTACCACGGTATAAATAGCTACTCTTTTGCCAACAAAGAATACGTAGAGTATGGTGTAAACAAACAGACCAACAAGGCATTTTTTAATGTTTATGGCGATATGTATGTGGGCGACCGACCTACTAAGGAGAATGGCTATGAGGGTAGTAGCTACATCAAGTATGACAGCGCAGCCAAGCAGGTATCTATTAAGGGTAAGCTTTCGGCGAAATCTACCGTGGATGGAAAGGAATTGTCTCAGTACATCAAAGAGAACTCAGCAAAGGGCTTGACCGAGGAGCAGGTAAACAATCTCATCAAGAACTCGCAGGTCATTACCGACTTGCAGAATCAGGTGGATGGGGCTATCGAGACGTGGTTTTACGAGGGCGTGCCTACGTTGTCAAACAAGCCAGCGAGTGATTGGAAGACAGACAAGGATAAAGAGACCCATCTTGGTGACCTCTATTATGATAACAAGACTGGCAAGGCATACCGCTTTGCCAAGGATGGCAGCACCTATAAGTGGACTATCATCACGGACACCGATATTGCCAAAGCCCTCTCTGATGCAAGCAAGGCACAGGAGACCGCAGATGGCAAGATGAAGGTATTCAGCACACAGCCTATTCCGCCTTATCAGTTGGGCGACATTTGGGTAAACGCTACCTATCCTACAGATGGCAGTACCTACAAAAATGAGGTATTGCGCTGCCAGACCCTCAAAGCTGCTGGCTCTCCGTTTGCCATCGCCGACTGGATTAAGGCTTCTAAATATACCGATGATACCGTTGCCAACGCAGCCAAGGCAGCGGCGGAGAAAGCGCAGAAGGCGGCAGAGACTGCACAGACGAACATTACGAACCTCGGCAAGACCGTCACCACCAACAAAAAGGCATTCGATAACTACGTCAATGATGGATACCTAGAGCCATCGGAGATTGCGGCTATGGCGCAGGACTCAAAACGACTCGAAGATGATTTTGCGGCAGCGCAGAAGTCATATAATGAGGTGAAGGATGCAGAGGTACTGAAGGGCACCAAGGAACTCACCGACCTCAATACCGCTTTTGCTACTCTCACGACTGCCAAGAAAGAACTCATCAAGTATCTTTCAGATATTTCTGCGAGATACAATGCGGCTAATACTGAGGAAAAGGCTACCATCGTCTCAGCAGTGGGAACGAAGTTCACTAATTTTCAGTCTGCCTATGCTTCTTTCTACGACAAGCTGGGTCTGGCGAACGCATACATCACTAGAAAGATATATGGCGACCTCGGTGTAGTTATCGGTGATGTGGCTACCTATCAATATCTGAAAAAAGTGCTTGCCGATGGTGTGGAGACGGAAATCAATGGTGGATTGATTCTTACCTCTCTCATCGCCCTGCGTGACCCTGAGACCAAGCGGGTGGAGAGTGGAATTAATGGTGTTATTGACAAGACGGCGAAAGGAAACGGCATTGCTACCTGGTGGGGTGGATATATGAACGATGGTGAGGTGGTTGGCTTCGATAAGAAGGAAGATTATTCAAAACAGGCAGCTACCTCTCTCGTCCGTTTTGATGGTTCCGGCTATCTGGCTAATGGCGCTATCTGGTGGGGAACGGATGGTAAGGTTCACGCTGACCCTACATCTTTCATTATCAGCGAAAAGAACTTGGGCGCATACCTCACCTTCTTTGAACCAACATGGAAAGCAGGAAGTGCAGGAACGAGCGTTGCCGACCTTGTGTCTTTGAAGCCCAACGCTCCTTTCACTAAATTGGGAGTTTCGGGCGATGCCAGTTTTGAGGGTGCTATCACTTTTCACGGTATCAAAATCACCTATGATTCCACAAACAAGGCTATTAAAGTGGATGGTAATCTCTATGCCACAGGCGGCATCACAGCATACGGAGCAGCAAGTAGTGGCGCAGGCGGTGGCGGATTGAATGCAAGCGTAATCAGCTATGCGAGAATCATAGAGGGAAGCTATACAGATGCAGACTTGACTAGTATCCCGAACGCCTATGCTATCAAGGCTCTCAGCAGCCGAATTGACAACATAGCCACAGAACTTGGCGGTCTGAATCTCTCTTGGAATAACATTACGGGTAAACCATCAACGTTCGCACCTAGTGCTCATAAACATAAATGGGTAGATATTACAGATAGAATCACGAAGGTAAGCCAGCTTACCAACGATGCTGGGTATCTGACTACCCATCAGTCTCTCGCTAGCTACTACACCAAGGCTGAGATAGATGCAAAGGGCTATACAACCAATAAGGGTACAGTTACTTCTGTAAGTCTTACTCTTCCAACTGGTTTGACTTGTGCGACAAAGACTATCACAACAAGTGGAACGTTTGCTATTAGCCTTGCTTCGGGGTACTCTATCCCTACAACGGCAAAGCAGACAGCTTGGGATAGTGCTGTATCAGCAAAGCATACTCATAGCAATAAGTCTGTGTTGGACGGCATTTCATCCGAAAAAGTAACTCATTGGGATAGTGCCTATGACTGGTACGCCCTTATGACTACTGACGAGGAGACTGCGGACGGAATTATCAATAAGTGGAACGAGGTGGTGAGCTTCCTCGCCAATATTGCGCAGACCGATACTTTGAGCGGAATCATTGACGGAATCAATAAGTCAATTTCTGATGAGGTAACAAGAGCGAAAAAGGCAGAGGGGCTAAATGCTTCGGGCATATCCACCAACAAGACGAGTATCACCACCTTGCAGGGCTACTTTACAAGCGGTTCAGCGAAAAAGGCACTCCAGCTCACGAATGCTCACAAGCTTTGGGGTAACTCGTTTAATGGTACTGCCGATATTAACGGAAGCATCATCGTGCCTAGCGGAAAGTATATCTCCATCGGCAATATAAAGATGGAGTATGATGCAACCAACAAGGCGTTGAAGATTACGAACACTACGACTAATGAGGTGGCAAACCTCTATACTAGTGGTGGTGTTTCTGCCTATGGTGTGGGAACATCATCATCCAGTGGCGGTGGTCTCAACGGCTCTGTAAAGGCTTATGCTGATGCTATCAGGCTTACTACGGAAAACCTTTCAGAGATTGCTTCTGCATACTCAGTAGCAAAGCTCTATTCGGAGATTCAGAATGTGGCAAGTGCTGTTCCTAGTATCAGCGTGTCTGTGCCAACTGGCGGCAATGCCCTCACTGGTGCAACCTATGATGCAAGTACTGGTGTGATTACTTTCGCGAAGGGTACGTTCCTCACGGCTCATCAGTCTCTCGATGGTTACGTGAATGCGATAGCAGTTAGCGGAAGTGGAAATGCCGTAACTGCCGTTACAAAGAGCGGCAAGACCATCACCTTCACGAAGGGTGCTACATATCTCACCTCGCATCAGAGTTTAAGTAATTATTACACCAAGAGTAGTGTAGATTCTCTTCTTAATGGTAAGTCTGCTACTACTCATACACATAGTGTAAAGATTAACGGTATCACTAAAACCATTGCGGCTAGTGGTGGAGATGCTGTAGATTTGGGAACTTATCTCACAACACATCAAAGTCTCGCAGCTTATGCAACTCAGAATTGGGTTAAAAATGAAGCTACTGCTCATAACGCTGATATGGTAGATAATTATCACGCTAGTGGTTTGTTTACTGGTTTCAGTATTTCTGATGTTGCAAACAAGGTTACTATTAGTATTGGTGGAACTTCTAAAGCACTGAATTTAGTAAGAGCTTTTCCTAGTGGTGTTGGAAACAATTTTAACGATATTGCAACACACGGGAATAGTATGGGTATGTCTAATATTGCAGCACCTTATGCTAGTTCTACTGCTAACTATCAAACGTTGAATGGTTATGTTAATCCTAATGGACAAACTGGTTGGCATCATTATATTAATCTGTCTTATACTGATAGTAATAATACGGCAACTTCTCCTAATATGTGGCAAACTCAGTTTGCTATAAAAGCTGGCACGACAGAAGTTTATGTCCGTTCTAGAGCTGGAGGCAAGATAAGCAATAGTGATGCTTGGGCTGCTCCTTGGGTAAGACTTGCTAGAGTTACTGACAATGTAGCATCTGCATCAAAAGTTGCTAATGCTCTTTCTTGGAGCGGTTACAGTAGTGGTTCTTATAATGGTTCTGCTGCAAAGTCTATTAGTATTCCAAACAATACTAATCAGCTTACTAATGGAGCAGGGTTCATTACAGCTTCTGCTAGTATTAGCGGTAATGCTGGAAGTGCTACTAAGTTACAGAACTCTAGAACTATAAACGGAACATCGTTTAATGGTACTGCCAACATAGTAACTTCTTATTGGGGAACAACAAGAAAGCTTTGGGGCAATAGCGTGAATGGTAATGCTGATGTAAATGGCAGTATAACTATTGCTAATACTGATGGCGTTTATGTGCAAATTGGTGATGTCAGATTAGTTTATGATAAAGCTAATACTGCCATTAAAGTAGTTAAGTCTGATGGTACAACCGCAGCTAACTTCTATGCTACTGGTGGCATTACCGCCTATGGTGAAGGTAGTGGCTCGTCAGGTGGTGGTGGGTTGAATGGTAGTGTGAAGAGCTATGCAGATGCCTTGAAACTTGCTAGCGAATCTCTGTCTGAGATAGCTTCTGCCTACTCCATCAAGGCTCTTGATAGTCGTATCTCCAGCTTGGAAGGTGGTAGTGCTACTGCCATCTCTGTCAGTGGCAGCGGTAATGCGGTTACGTCTATTACCAAGAATGGCACTACTATCAGCGTAGTTAAAGGCAGCACGTTCCTCACCAGCCACCAAAGCCTTGATGGTTATGTAAATAATATTACCACAAGTGGCACTGGTAATGCTATTACAAGTGTTACAAAGAGTGGTAAAACTGTTACATTTACTAAAGGTGCAACGTTCCTGACTAATCATCAAAGTCTTAGTGCTTATTTGAAGTCTGCTGATGCTGCTAACACTTACAGTAAGCTTGGACACACTCATAGTCAGTACTTGACTTCTCATCAAAGCTTTACTGATTTGTGTGCAACACTCCTTGTAGGTGATGGTGTTGTTGTGAATGATACTGAATTTATTACATCAATTGCAGATGCAAATGGATTTAGTAATACAAGTGCGTTAAACAGACCATATAAAAGAAAAGCTAGCAAGTTATGGGAATATATTAAGAATAAAGCTAATTCTTTGTATCAACCTATAGGAGACTATGCAACTCAATCGTGGGTTAATAATAAAGGTTATATTACCTCTTCTAGTTCTATATCAGGTAATGCTGCAACAGCAACAAATGCAGATAAAGTAGATGGTTATCACGCTTATCAATTATTTCGAGATTTAGGATGGTGGAATAGTAGTGAAACTCATAATGCTAATGATATAGAAGGTAATGCTTCAGTATTTGCGTATAGTACTCATTCTAACGTTCCAACTACTGGAGTACTTACTACATTTAGTGGAGGAAATGATGCATATAATTGGCAAATGATTAAACAATATAGTTGGAGAGGTTTATATATTAGATATCGTAATGGAGATACTAAAACTTGGTCAGATTGGGTGCGTTTACTTGATGAAACCGACTTGACATGGAGTAGTATTTCAAATAGACCTACAGCTGTTAGTCAATTTACAAATGATAGCGGTTATATTACATCATCTGCTAATATTAGTGGTAATGCAGGTAGTGCTACAAAATTGCAAACATCTCGCAATCTTTGGGGCAATTCATTCAATGGTACAGAAAATATTGGTGGTACTATACTTCCATCTGCTACACATAGGTATAATCTTGGTAGTACAACATATATGTTTGAGAGAACATATACTAGGTATATAGAAACAGATAATGGATATGACCTTAGACTTATTTGTGCAGGTAATGAGTTAATAAGATTAGGTTCTAGTGACAATGTAGTATATTTTAATAGTCAAGGTTTAAGCATAAAGAATAATGTCAGTAGTGGTTGTTCTATGTCAATATCAGAGATTAAAGATAGTGAATTAAATTACGGTCAAATTAATGTTGTAGATACTAATGGGTCAAGACCTAAAGGTCGTCATTTAGTGTTACAATACGAGCAAGGAAATGTAGGTATAGGAGTAAAATATCCTTCAGAGAAACTTGAAGTTAATGGAAATATATTAGTTAATACTTCTAGTACTTCTGGTGATAAAGGTTTAAAAATTAAAGCTAATAGTAGAAACTTACTATTTGGTGTTGGAACTTCAACTAAAATAGGAGTATATAATTATAGTGGTAATAATTGGTTATTTTATACTGATACTTCTACATTTTATACTAGTGGTGGTATCCTTGCTACTGGCGGCATCACCGCCTACTCATCCTCAGACATCCGCTTGAAGCAGGATTTGCGCAAGCTGGACTACTTTGGCATCATCAAGGCAATGGGTGGCACGTTCAGCTTTGCTTGGAAGAAGGACAATACAAGGTCTATCGGTTGGATTGCCCAGCACGTCTTGTGCAACCCTCATTTGAAGGACATCGTGGAGACTGACGAGAATGGCTACTACAAAATCAACTACTGGTCTCCGAAGCTGATTGCAACGGCATTCGGTGCTATCGAGCAGGTGGGCGATGAGGTCAGCAGGTTGAAGGCTCGTGTGGTCTTCCTCGAATCCGAGGTTCAGCGATTGAGCGGAAAGCAGGACAGCAGTAACAAGAAGAGATTAGATAACAAGAATATTAATTTATTAAATTAGATTAGAAAATGGAAAATTTAAAGATTAACAAGAAGAGTGAACAGACAACCGCCACTTATACCAAGGGCGGCTATCGAGTAGAAATTACCTACAATGTTGACAAGACTGGTGGCAACATCGACAGCATCAACATGAGTATCTACGCAGATACCAATGGTAACTATCTCGGCAACGCGAACGCTAGCTACAACGGCAGCGAGCTGACCTACAACATCAGCGGCATCTCTCAGAGCAAGCTCAGTGAGGTGTCAGCATTGATAGCGGAGGTTGATTCCGCTATCGCTACCAATATGGCTAGCGAGGCAGCAGAGTAAGTATTAACGCAGGGTGGCTCTTATAGAGCTGCCTTGCCTAGTGTTTTAAGTTTTAAAGATTAAGCGTATGGCATTAGCAAACGGAAAAATAACGGCTCCAGTCAGCGTTGATGACGTGAAATCTGTTCTCGGAGAATCCAGCAACGACCTTGCTGCGCTCTGCAAGTCATCAAAGATTAACGTCTGGGCGAAGTATAAGCCAACAGTATTCCCCTCTCCCTTTCCCGATGACTGGTATAAGGCAAAAGATGGGAACTTCGGTTTGAATATCACGGTGGATAATGCAAAGAGCAACTGGAAAGACCTTGTAGCGGAATACTCGAAGGTTAATAATGGATATAGCACCTTATATAATAAGCCTATAGGCGGTGCATCTTCTCCATACCGCCTTGGCGATTTCAGAGGGTACTTTCACAATGCGAATCCCGAAGTCAGAGACTATCTTGGAATGAATATATTCATCCGTGAAAGTGATACCAATCAGATAACTGCGGAGTACAATGCCATATCGGTAGATGGAGACCAGGTAAGCTACTTCGAGTTTGCAGCATTCAAGGATAAGTACTTCGGCTACATCATCACCGACAAGAGCAAGTCCACTCTTATGTTCATCACCACGGCATCCAGCGTGGGCACATTTACTGTGCCGCTGCCAAAGAATGCCCTTCAGGTAGGCGATTACTTAGCGTTCCCTATGTTCTGCTCGTTTAACTATTCCAGCAACCACACATTACACGCAATGACTTGCTATGCCATTCCGAACCTTACAGGAGGCAAGCAGCTCTCCATCATCAGCCAGTCGGAAGCCGTAGCCAGCAACTTCGCACAGATTATGGCAGAGCAGAAGCTTGGTAGAATCATCGTAACGTTGAAGATGAAGAATAACGCCACTACAGTAAAAAATGTTGCTGTATATTGCGTATATCAGACCGACCCGTCCAAGGGACAGAGTATGGTCGTAGGAGAGTATGTGAATACGGTAGGAACGATGAATGCAGGCGAAACCAAAACTGTAAGCTTCACCAATCTTACAAGTGGAAAATCGTATAAGATATACGTGATAGCAAATTACACTTGGGTTGTAAAGGGTCTTTTCCCATTTAGTAGTATTATGCCCGATTTGCAGTAGATATAAAAAGAAGTGTAACTATATTAAAAATAAGAAAGAAATATGAGTGTAAATAACGGAAAAATCACCCCCCCATATCCATCGATGATGTTAAGTCGGTGCTGGGAGAATCAAGTAATGATTTGGCTACTCTTTGCAAGTCCGCCAATATAAACAAGTGGTCTCCGCATAAGCCTGTCCACTCCAGTAAGCTATTCGATTTAAATGATGCCGATTTTGGAATAATTGACAAAACATTTAAACTTATAGTTCCATCTTATTCGAGACTAGAAGACTTGTGTCGAGACGTAATTATAAGAACTCCATCATATACTTATGAGAAACCAAAGGGTGGAAGTTCTTCGCCTTATCGGTTAGGAGATTTTAAAGGATATAATTCCGTGATAAATAGAGGATGGTATTATAATAATGCTGGTATTAGAACTTCTAGCACATCAGGGAACATAAATATGTATTATTACACTAGAGAAGAGCATGCAAGTGGAAGTTATCTGAACTTATGGGATTTCTATGTCTTTAATAGTTGTTATTTTGGAGTTGCAGCAGTTGATCAGCAAGGGAATGTAGGTGCATTTATAACGAATGCGCAAAAATGCAACAGTGGATATTGCAACGCTTCTGTATATGGAATGAATAATATAGGTAATGGAATTTTCTATGTTATACCGTTTATGAGCAATACTCCATTTACATCTGTTAAGTATGATTCCTCAAACACGAGACCTGCTATCTTTTATCCAGTTGATGGATTGCCAGCTATAAAGTGTCAGATGGGTTATAGTACAGAAGACCCAATCACAAAGGTTAAGTTTAAGCTTGCGAATAAAGATTTAGATTACAAAGACCCAGTTAGTGGTATTGTTACTCCTGGAAAAGCAGGTAAATATATCTATCTACACAATTATAGTACTAAAACAACGTATCATAGTATAATGATACAAGTAGAGAAGAATGGGAATGTTGTTGCAAGATTGAATAAAAATATGCAAACGTTCGGATTAAAGCCCAACAGTGACATGGATTACTATATCGAAGTCAGCGAGTACTTGAAAGATACTGGAAATGTATTTGTGGCTTACGTTCTCACCGAGAAAGCAGACACATTACGACCTAGTGATTATCCAACGTGGGGAAGCTGATTTTTTAATTCGTAAATTTTGCTCCTCCTGCATTGCTATTCGGAATTATTTTCTTAACTTTGCACTGTTAACAGGAAATGTATTCTGCTATAGCAATCTGGCGAAGAATATTGTATAACATAAAAATAAAGAAACAATTATGAAGAAGATTAAGACAATCGAGGCTGTTGCAGCCTACAGAACATTGAAGGCATTGAAGACATCATCAATGAGCGATGATGCAGCCTTGCGAGTTTGGAAGAATATGAAGGCACTTCGCCACGTAGCTGATACTTACGACAAGGACGTGGAGGAAGCACAGGAGAGCTTGAAGGACGATAAGTTCGAGGAGATGCAGCGCAAACTCCAGGAGTGCCAGCAGTTGGAACAGAAGCACGCCGATGAGGGCTACGAATACACCAAGGAGGATTCCGCCAAGTTTGCGGAGGTTAATGAGTACTTCTTTAATCAGAAGCAGAAGACAGAGAAGTACTTCTCAGACCTTGCCAATGCCGAGGTAGAGGTAGCTATTGAGGAAGTTGACGAGAAAGAGCTTTTTAAAGCAGCTAAGGATTGCGGCTTGAAGTTCGCTGATATGGAGAGCCTTGAAGTGGTGATAGGATAATACTCTAGTAGTAGATATAATTAATAGCGTTAGAATTGGATAGGAATGCCGTTCTAACGCTATTTTTGCGTACTTACGGATTGTTACATTTTATAAAATTTAACACAAAAATCAATCAAAAACCAATCACTCCTATTATAAAAAGCGTATCTTTGCGGTATAAATCTTATAAATCAACAAAAGACAAATTTAAAAATCAACGAATTATGACACAGGAACAAGAAACCGAAGTCCTGCGGTTAATAAAGGACATTGATATTACCGAGTTGATGGGAATGCTTATGAAGCACGGCAATCGGTATAGCAGGAGAATCTTGAAATTCTTCCGCTGGTTCTGTAAGTATGTACCTTTCGTTATTATGTGCTTTCACGCCTACGGAATGTGGGATTTCTCTCAGAATCCTCGTGAGATGTTCATTCCTCACAATGAGAATATGCCTTGCTACATATTCATTTATTTTATGATTTATATCCTCCCGATGGTGATTATATTAGGTAGCAGATTCTTCTTCCTTTGCTGGAGATATAGAATACCTTTCTTTTACTTTTTCGGCATCAACGCTGCTCACATCGTGGAGTGGAACTGGTACACCACTAATGATATGGTTGACTCCTGCTTTACCGTTATGGTAGTGACAGCATTATTCTATCTGTACGGATTTGCAGAGATGTTTGTTAACGGAACAAAGTTAGGACGTAAAATTTGCGCATAAGATATGGGAAAGATACTAAGTTATAAGCTGCTTGGCACAGCTTTGAAATCATTGAGCGATGCTTGTTTCAAGGCTGACGAGCAGCAGAGAAATGGCGAGAAGGTCACCGCTTGCGGAATGAGTGACGATGATTTGGATAGATTGTGCGACATTATCCCCGATATGCTCAATCCTATGTTGAGTACCGAGGAGGTCAAGGAGAAGCTTCACGTTTCTGATGCTACACTCAATCGTATGGTTGCTAGGGGTGATATTCCGAATGGCGAGTGCAAGAAGCGTGGGCACACCCGATATTGGAAGAAGTGGGATATTCTGCACTTCATAAAGAGCAAGAGAAAATCATAACGTATCAGCCCTATCGCATCACGGATAAGCGAGCATATATGAGTATGGATTATATGTTTTGTACTTTGATTATAGTAGCGATACTGGTAATCATCAACTGCACGTTCATTGCATACCTATACATTACTTATAAGTATAAGAAGGTCGATAAGTACTTCATGGCTTGGGTGACATCATCAACTATGATATTGATAATGTGGTTCGGGGTAGGATTGTATATGTATCTACTAAATATTTCTTAGGAGTTGAGAGGTAAGTGATTGCCTCTCTTTTTTATTTGGTACAATATAATAGACAAAAAATACACATATTTCCCCGAAAAATATACGCACTTTTTGCCTTAAATTATACATAACGATATATGATACTACCTACTATCAGCTTAAATCATTGATAATCAACCACTAAAAGAAAGTGTGATAGAGTTATTTAATAACTTGCCTATTCTTCGTACCTTTGCATCCGTAACGTTACAATAGTGTTAGTTAATATTAAGGATAACTTAAAAAGATTGTATCATGGAAATGACAGATGCAAAGGTCGTAGAGAAGAAAATCTACGAAGAGGGAAAGAAGCACGATGATTATGCTTCTAAGGCAACAGGTAATGCTGGCTTGACACTGGGTAAACAAAAATAATGCTCAGTATAAACTCTCTTAATTGCTGGGAACTCCTTGAAAAACAGGACAATCAGCAGCCAAGATTGTGCGTTCTTTGAAATATTTTTTGTAACTTTGCAGTATGGTAAAAGGTATAATTTATAGGTACGAATCCCCATCGGGAAAGTCCTATGTAGGTCAGACAACAGATGAGAAACATAGAAGAAGATGTTTTTTCAATAACTGTTGCTACAGCGGTACTCGCTTTGATAATGCTATACGCAAATATGGAGTACATAATTTTAAGTACGAAGTGCTTTTCTCGGATGATTTTGATTCTAAAGAGGATGCTATTCCCGTTCTTAATGAAAAAGAATCGTATTTCATAAAGAAGTATGATTCTTACAGAAATGGGTATAATATGACTTTAGGCGGAGAAGGTGTTAGGGGTCATACATTAGAAGGAAAATCTAAAGAAAATATGATAAATCACCTCAAAGCTTACTATAAAAGTCATAGCAATCCTTTTAAAGGAAAAAAGCATTCAGAAGACATGAGGGCTTACCTTAGTGAGTTAGCCAAGAATAGAACTGGAGAGAGAGCACCTATGTATGGTAAACATCTATCCGATAAGCAAAAAGCTATACTGAGTAAGTGTGCCAAAGAAAGAAAAGGAAGCAAAAATCCTTTTTTCAACAAAAAGCATACAAATAAAGCTAAAAATGCTATATCTACAGCAAATAGTAAGCCTGTTTTGCAGATAGATGCGGCAAGTGGAGAAGTTTTGAAAAGGTTTAATTCCGCTTTAGAAGCTGGAGAAAGTCTAGGTAATTCAAAATTAAACTCCGAAATTGTAAAGGTATGTAGAGGTTATGTATCTCCATCTGGTAGGCATTACATTACATGCAAAGGTTACAAATGGAAATATGCACAATAAGGTTCAACGACTATCCCGAAAGGGAGTACACTCAAGCGAGTGGAAATGGAGAGTATCTCGTGAGAGATAAAGATATAGTCTTATCTGTATGGTAACATACAGCAGTTCATTAGAGAACGGGTAAGGTGGTTGCGTACCTTATCGAAAGTTAGTGATTATTGGAACAGCACTCGGTGCTGGTGCTTGGTTGCTTGGCGGTAACAACCGCAGCGTATTTGGTTCACTCGGCAGCAATATGCCTGAGAACGTGAACATCAACACTTACGGAGCTAACTCAAGCTCTAATCAGCCAACCGCCTTGCAGGTGATGGAGAAGGAATGCGCTGATGAGGTGAAGCTGCTTACTGATATGTTCGGTTTGAAGCTCGACACCGCTAACAAGTTCTACGCTATGCGTGAAACTGACATCGCTGAGAAGTTCTCTATGTACAAGGGTGCTACTGAGGCTATCAACGCTGAGAACCGCCGTGCAATGGAGGCTGAGTTCGGTCTTTACAAGTCTCAGATTGATGCGGACTTCGGTCTGTACAAGAATCAGAGAGACCAGTACGATGCGTTGCAGGCTAAGTATTGCGACCTCGACAAGAAGGTAGCCGTTATGGAGGCTCTTACTCCTTACAAGGAGAAGCTGATGATGGCTTACGTGAACGAGAAGTGTTGCCGCAAGATTGATGGTGTTCTCGGACTCCAGAGCACTCCTACTGTTACAGTTCTCCCATCTGCAAGCATTTGCGGATGTGCCGCAGCTTCAACTCCCACTACAGGAGCGTAACAGAGCAGTAAGAAAGTCTGTGAAAAGGACTAAGAAAAAATGAGTTGGTGAGGGGTGTTTGCCCTCGTGGTGGATGCCCTCTCACCTCTCTATAATATATCACCAACTTAAAGATATTGATTATGATGAATTTTGGAAACAGCCCATTATTGGATATGGGTACAAATCAGCAACAGCCGCCAACGATGGATGCCGAACTACAAAAGGTGTATGAGGCAATACAGCAGAAGCGAGCATCTATCAATATGCAAGCGCAGCAGTCTTCCACCCCTTTATGGGATGAAATCGACAAGATTGAGGACAATCTTACAGGCGCACAACGTCAGTACTTGATGCAGAATCAGGAATACGTTAATAGCTTGCAATATGTCTCTAAGCTCGTACAAGACGAGGAATTGCGCATCATACGTCCTCGCATTGAGAGTACTCAGCAAGGACAGGAGGCATTGAAGAAGCACTTATCTTTGATGCAAAGACTAAGAAAAGAAGTAGCGCAAGCAGAAGAACAGAAATCTGCTATGCTCAACGATTATATGACTAATCATAGCGATAAAACTTGGCAAGAATATCTTGTTTGGTACAATAAGACAAAGAAAGGAGAAAACAAAAAATGAATGTAAACGAACTGAAAGAGAAACTGCTTACATCGCTTGACCTGTGGGCAGATGCAAGGATAAGTGATATGGTGAAGGAGAATCCTACACTGGCTATCCCTTCCGTGTATATGAAGCGAGCATCGCACAATATCATCGCCAGACACAAGGATAGTTGGGGCAAGAGCATTGACAACGCTACCCTATTCATCGCCGATGAAGACGGAAACATTGATGCTGATACCATATTCTCAGACCTCATGCAGATGTTGGAGAATATAAGCAACTACGAATTTGATTTCGGCTTTGTCAAAGGTCGCATTGATGGCGGTACTTTGTCTATTGATTTGCCTGATAATATTATAACGACAATATTGTTCGGCAGCAAGAAGAGTATCAGCTTTACAAAAACTGACTTTGAGGAGTTGAAAAGTCTGATAACAGCAGAATAATCACATATATAAATACAAGACAATATGGAAGCAAAAGAGATTATGAGTAAGTTCGATGAGCTGTATGGAATGATGGCTTCATCAACCAACGTGAAGTATATGCACGTATTCGGCAACACAATGCGTTGCATGATGAAGGATATGGCAGCAAAGCACCCAGAGTTGGCGCAAGAGTATATTGAAAAGCTGTGCGCCATCAAGTGGAAGAATTACCTCACCAAGAAGGAGGCTTCAGAGATCGTGAACGGAATGAACCCATCTGCAACTTGGGATATGCAGACATGGCTCAATGCTATGACTGGTCTCGGACTTGCAACAGAGGAGAAGCCTTACTACAACGATTATGCTTTGTATGTTGCCATGAATCAGGTTGTGAGCGACCATGGATGCACTATTGCCAAGATACTCGGAAAGGATGACGTAAAGGACATTGGTACAGAACATCTGGTTAAGTATGCCCACAGCCTCGCACTTGATCTACTGAAGGACAAGGATGGTGTGTACGACATCAGAGAGTATTTCTTGAAGTAATACAAAAAATATACGATTATGAAAAAGGTATTCGAAGACATCTTAGCTAGCGAGGATATGCAGGCTGTTAAGAACTGCGTCACGATTATGGCAGATTGTTGCGAAGTCGGAATGAACGACAGTGTAATGCTTGATATGATGAAGCAAGTAAAGGGAGAGATTGGTGCGTGTCATTATGACGAAGAAATGGCAGATGTGCATCTTTGTCTCATAGATCAGCTTCACACTAAAGATGTAGCCAAGGACTATTGGCATGAGGTCAAGAACGACAACATCAATCTCGAAGACTGGTGCGTTCTTTGGGGTGAAATGGTAAAACGCAACGACGCAAAGATCAAGAAGTGGTTCCCAAAAATCAACACGCTCGACTACGAGCGAAAGATTTTCGACGAATGCGTTTCTTTCCTGGAAAACGGCGGAATGCCATATTATGATCTGAATATCTGATTTTTTCGTTATTCTGAATGAAGTTTCGGTTTTTTTTGCTATCTTTGCATCAAAAGACCGAAACTTTATTTTTATTAATTATTCAGGATAACGAAAATGGCAGAAAGATTAAGAGAATTATTAGTAGGGGTCGTGATAGCGGTCGTAGCCTACTTAAAGCCTATTGATGGAGAATTGAAGACATTGGCTTTGATTTTCTTTCTCAACTTTGTGTTTGGATACCTTAGCGGTATGATAGCTAAAGGTGAGAAATTTGAACTCAAGAAGGCTCTTATTTGCGTAGGTCACGCAACGATATACTTCGTCCTATGTGCAGCCGTATATACCATTGGTAGATGGAAAGGGCAAATGGATGGAGCTATTCAATGTGTGTCAATGATTACCTACGTTGTGATTTACTTCTACGGCATGAATATCACCCAAAAGATGATGGAGATATTCAAGAAAGGTACGCCACCATGGATGGTAGCGAACTTTCTACATTATTGCCTTGGACTGTACTTTTTGGAGAGGATACCTTTCCTGTCATCATTTTTTAACTCATACAAACAACAGAAAGGAAATCAATCATGTTAATTACAATAGACAGAGCTTGGAAAAAGGATAGCTATACTATCAGCCGTCTTTACGTCAACGGTGAATTGTTCGGCTGCAATACTCTTGAAGATACTGATAGAGGATTGCGCCAAGATATGCAGCTTGAAGAAATCAAGAAGAAGAAGGTTTATGGGCAGACTGCAATACCAAGCGGCAGTTATGAATGCGTATATACCTACTCTAACAGATTCAAGAAGATGCTTCCATTATTAAAGGATGTACCAGGCTTCGATGGTATCCGTATTCATTCCGGTAACTCTGCAAAAGATACAGAGGGGTGTATTCTTATCGGTAAAAACGATAAGAAAGGATGGGTTAGTAATTCCCGATTCTGGACAAACAAGCTCATTCAGACTATGAAGACAGCTTGGGATAAAAAGGAAAAAGTAACGATTGTAATTCAGTAGCTTATGAAACTAATTGATAAGATAACAAGAGTTGTAATTGCTATTGCAGTAGCAATGTTGATTCTATCAATGTTCTGTAGATGCAAGGCGAAAGAACGTGTGATAGAAAAGCAGACATACATCACAGATAAACGTAACGAGGCTAAGTGGGATTCGCTCTTTAACGCAAGGCTTATTAAGGAACTGGAATCATACAGAGCATCGCACAAGGAATCGGTGAAGTCTACCACGAAAGAGAAGACTCATATAAGGGATAGCACGGCTTCCAAATACGATGCGAACGGAAACAAAGTCGGCGAAGACAGGTTTCACTACGAATTTCACGAGATATCACAGGAAGATGTACAGATACTGAGAGATAGTATTTCGAGCCTTAAGGAATACAAGGATAGTGCTGCGATATATCATAGCAAGTGTGACTCCTTAATCTCAGTGATAAGTAAAATATCGAAAGATAAAGTATATGTCGAGAAGCAACTATCAAGGACTGACAGGGCATTTTTGAATATAGGTAAGATAGCTTCAGTTTGTCTTTTTATAGGCATTCTCGCATTTTTAGGTTGGATATACTGGAATTCAAAGCCACACAAACGTTCTTAGTTTTTTCTAATGTTTTTATTTGGTTATTAGTTGATTTACAAACAAAAAGGGGTGACCGCACGCGATGTGTAGCCACCCCTAAACATATAGATAATGCACAGAAATTCAATCTTCTTCAGCTTGCAGGAACTTAATACTATACTCCGTTTCGTAGTATTTCTTCTGTTCGTCGGTCAGCATTCTTGTTTTGCTGTCAAAGAACAGGGTAAGCAACTCTCCATAATCCTTGTCGTAAAAGTAGTTATACTTTCGGCAAAGATAATTTCTGGCATTCATACACTTGCCGGGAACTGTCTTAAACTTACGCTTTGTCTTCTGTGGCAAACCGCTGGCAGCTCTCAGCTTCTCAACGGCAAGAACCTTTCTCAGTGTTTCCTGTCTCTTTCTGTTAGCCTCATCGGTACGTGTACGAGCAGAACTCTCCTTCTGTATCCGTTTTGTGGTCTCATCTGTATGCTTTACCCCAAGCCTCCTCGCCAGGTTGTTGACCGATGCCTTTGTTATACCGAGAATCTTCCCTATCTCTGTGGCAGAAAGATCTGGATAGAGATTACGAATAGCCTGATCCCTCACCTCCTTCGCTTCCTTCTTCCTTTGAATAAAGGAGTCCCCATGCAGCTTATGTAGCCACCAGTAGATGGTCTGTACGGTGCATCCGAATGACTTCGCCAATTTGCTTGGCGACTCACACGGATGTTCCTTTATGTAATTTTTCTGTTCGTCTGTGAGTACGTTCATAGGCTATCGATTATCACCACTTCCATGTAATTTCCCCCTCAACTGGCGAGAATGGAGTTTTTCGTAATTCATCTTTCCAATATCGCTAAGTTTGAAGCCTATATCGCGAGAAAGTGTTGCGCAATACCATAGTACATCACCAATCTCTTTGGCAATTTCCAACTTCTTTTCATCTGTAAAAACAGAATCGTTATCACGCAACACTTTCTTAACCTTATCGGAAACTTCACCAGCTTCACCAGTCAATCCCAAAGTAGGATAAATGATAGGATTAGGATAAATAGCAGTCTCTAGAGCTAACTGCTGATACTCATCTAATGTTAAATTGTTATTTTCCATTTTGATATTTAAAGTTTAAAATTCATGTTTCTTGCAAACCTTATCACAAGATGTTTCGCAATCTTTTTTGTAGCACCATCCATTGCCTAAGATGTCTTCGCGTCCCATCCAAAGACAGTTACCACAACATCTTTCTTCTTCTTTCATACGCTGTACTGTTTTAATCTTTCTGCATCACGTTGAACATCTCTTAGCTTGAACGGATGCTTCTTATTGGACTTTATCAATTCGTTAATATACCTACGGGCATTCCAGTGATTTGTTAAACTTATCGCCTTGATGATACGGTGGTCTTTAAAATCGACTTTATATCCAGCTCCTGGTAATAATATGCGATTATAGCAAAGGTAACGAAATATCCAATAAGGCGTATTGTGCCTCATTATCTTCTTAGCTAATCTAATCTTCATAAGCTACTTCTTTTTATCTAACCATTCCATTACGTAACGATAGGCATCATTTTTGTAACCTCTCATAAAATACTCTAAATTGCTTCTATCTTTGAGATAATCAGACAAATCACCTCTCCAATAACCATACAGATTATCGAGTAAAACACTTGACATTTCATTGATACAACGCTTGATGAGCTTCTGTTGCTCAACATTCTTGTTGTAGTGAAAGAGTGAATACGATGCTCTTTTGAGCCATTTCCACCACTTTGATGTGAACTTCTTTACTTCTATCTTTTCGGGAAGTTCCTCTCTTTTCGTGTGCATATCAATGAGCTTGTTATACTCTTCTATGCTAATTGTTATTTGTCTTTCCATACGCTACTTCTCCTTATCGAATTTGTTGCCAACGGCTATGAATTTACCTAATGAAAGATAATAACCTAACGGTTTTTCATAAATCTTTCCATTAGCATGTGTGAGGTAATACCCACTTAACTCTTCCGACCATACAATTTCTGATGGGATAAAAGGATAATTCTTGATAACATCATGTTCGTACAATTCATTGCCTTTGCAGTCTTTCAGTCCTGTGAACTGGCAGACTGTAGAAGGGTCAACTTCTGATACATTAAATCCGTTTCTTAATATGGCAATCTTACCATCTTCTTTATGGATTAAATCGCCTTGTACCCAAGCTCCATCTAAGATACTCTTTGCCTTGAACTTGATATTTTCTATTTTCATAAGCTATAATTCTTCTTTTTCAAATTCACTCTTTGGAACACGATAACAAACTTCTGCACCATAGGAACGTTTTACGCCTTTTAAGGGCATTAACTTTTCTAGAATATTATGTACCTTAGTGCCTTTTCTAACACTAATAGATATATAATCATATCCATAATTTGCTAGTAATGGCGAGCTGTTTGCCATATACACCTTGCCATTTTTACCAAGATTACTATGATTTCTTGCAGGCTGGTAGTACAACCCGCTAGCCTTATGCTTGATTCTGTAAGGTTTAAACATAACAATTAATCTATCAATTTTATATTGTAATGAGCAGCGAGTGCGTTTTCCGCTTCTCTGCAATGTGCCCTTATCTCTATGTCTCTTCTTGGGTCATAGCAAGCTTCTGGTGGAATTTTTCTTCTTCCACGTGCAAACATACAGAAAAAATCACAAGTTGTATATAGACCAAACTTTTCTGATAGTTGTGTTCTTTTCATTTCTACTTTATTCATAGTCTTTCTAAATTTGAACAGGTGAATCGATCCACGATAATTCTCTTCCAATGAGTTCCTTTAAAATTTCTTCTCTTTAATTCTATTCTCGATTCTATTCTCGTGACAGTGAATCATACGTTTATAAAATTCTATCATCTTTTTATTAACGAAAACAGTATCATATTCACCTATATAGTAATCTCCATTTAAGAGTTCGCTGACGTGTATTCGTACAACGTCTTGCGTCCAGTTATCTATAAAAAGATAATAGGTTTCACGATTAGGGTGTACCATAAGGTACTCGTAGTAGTGGAATTTATCATTTTTAATAAATGTCACTAAGCAACCTTTTGTTAACTGACTTATGTCTTTTAATAATTCCATACCTATTTCTCCTTTGCTTTAACGTTATACACTCCATCAATGACCTCTACTTCATAGCAATCGGGACAATAGTGTTTACCATCTATCATTTCCCAATCAGAGTAGTCACCAATATCGACTTTTTTGTTATTGAATAGTGCAGAGCAAGTATCTGTACCACCAAACACTTCTCCGCATCTATCGCAAACAATCTGATACATTGTAATCGGTCTATACATAACTATTCTTCGTTACATAAAGTTTCTACAACCTTTGTTCTTGTGGTTTTTGTTGCAGGGTCATATTCATCATGAATAGATTTTGCCACACCTTTTTTGTTGGTAAAATAAACAACTCTACCACCATCATAGAAACGATATACGGTTATACCATCCACAACAAATAGCTTCTCTACCTTAATTTCATTAATAGAGTCTGATGTTGGAACATTAACTCCTTTGTTCTCGTTGCAAGAAACGAGCAGGAATATTATAACCGATACAAATAATAATATAATCTTCTTCATATGCTAATCCTTTTTCCAATATTTACCAATAAGATAACCGATAACTCCACCCATAAAAGCTATATATAGAATAGCTATGGTAAGTATAACATAAAATCCAAACATAACTATTATTCTTTAAAATACGACTTTATTTTATTCCAAACTTCCTTTGGTGAATAATGAAACATGACGTATATAGCAATAATCACCAAGGCTATTAAGAAAGCTGTCTCTATATCAAATCCTTCTCCTATCTTTCTTATTATATGATATGAGCCATCACTTCCATAAGATATATAACTGTCATTCATAACTATTCTTCAATTTTTACGCCAAAAGGAACGAGGTCAGCAAATGCAAACTTATCAAAAGCATCTTTAAATGAATACGGTATTGAAGTATATACTGATACATATTCTAAACATCGGATAAGATGCATAACTCCATCCCTTCTACAAACTACCCACCCAAAAGGCTGGTGATTGAGCATTTCTGCCCAGCACTCTCTTGCATCATTGAATGGACGGTACTTTGGTTCTGGCTTGATTCTGTACTCTGTATTTTTCCAAAACTCAATCTCTTTCATTTCCGTCCAATCATTCGGAATATCTGTACCTTCTACGGCATTTGGTTTTGTTCTACACTCAATTACCATTCCTTCTGCAAAAGCTTGCATAATAGGATAAAATTCTTTTGCTTGATTTCTGTCCATAATCAACTATAAATTTATATATTATTTTAGAGTAGTCTAAATTAGAACATATTTAAAACACATTAACATTGTTATTGTTTATATAATCATATAAATGATTACCTTTGCACTCGGATTCTAGGACATCATAGTCCCCCATCGGCGACACTACACGCCGTTCTTCCTCTGTTCAAGGAGATTACAAAGCCCCTTAGTTGCCGCTTAGGGGCTTTTTTCTTGTACTGCTTTGTAGTGGGCAGTATTCCCCCAGATAGAGAAGTCTGGATAAACGATGGAGGGACTTTTGATGGAAAAGAATCCAAATGACAACAAGGTTCGTGTTTTCTGCAAGTACATCATTAGGAACGGAAAGCGCATCTATCCCAAAAATGGGACTTGCTTTTCTTTCTTAGTATAAGCAGAATGAATCTTTTTCGGGGTAGCGGCAACTACCCCTTTTTACTTTGGTTCATACAACTCACAAGACTTGCGATTTATTCCTCCAACTTTTCAATAGGTTTCCAATGAGTGATAGAAGCCATTCTTCCTTTCCATAAGATAATGAAGCCATTACTATCTTTTGTGACAGTTGCGCATTCCACTCTTCTGTTTTTGAAAACATTATCAGGAGCCATCTTGCTTGTTACAAAGACTTCTTCTCCGTAAGGAGGCAACCCATCCTCACCAGATACCCAGTCTGACTTTCCTAACTCTATCAAAGCATCATGCAATAAGCTATTCGCTTTTCTTAAAGGAGCATTATGCTTATCGTTTTCAAACTCCAAGCTATCAACATTATTGCTGATAACTTCTTGTATCAGCTCTTTAACTTTCTTCTTATCCATAGTTGTCACAAATTAAAATATTCACGTATCTGCTCACCTGTCATGCGATATACCTCAGATATTCGGCAGTCTCTCTTTGCTTTTTACAATATTGTACACTTGTTTTAACTCATTTGTTGTTAAGCGTTTGAAATCAAAAGAACTGATAGCGTAGATGAGAGTCTTACGAAGATTCTCTTCTTTAACATCTGATATTTCCTTTTCTGTAGGAACAGATATTTTTCTAACATTCCATCTATCACCACCGCATTGCCAGCCCGAATCTCTTCTAAATCTAGCGTTATTAACAACAATTTGAGTCTTTGTTACTTTATCAATTTTGGCGATACGTCTGCAAGACCTACCTACAACTAGTACATCATCACCAGCAACCAAATCTTTAAGCTCTTTCATTGCTCACCTCCTTCCTTTGGAAGCAAATCTTTAAAATAACACCAACGAATCATTTTTACTTCATCACAAATTTCGGAGAGAAAAGAATCCCAATTACTAATCCATCTAATGGTTTCAATAGTAGGAGGAAACTCTACACCTACCATATACTTTTGAACCATAGGATATCTCTTACCCTCTAGAAACTCGTCTATTATTATTTCTTCTCCGACAAGTTTAGGCTCTTCTTGCATAGGATGCCACAAGTCCATTTGGAACTCATTGATAGCCCACTTAGCACCATCTTTAAAATTTTTTAAGCAATTACTCTCTATGTCAATGATGGATGATGAATATCCATCTGGATTTGCCTTTCTAAAAGCTGCTAAACATTTTCTTGCAGCTTTTGCTATTTTATTTTTGTCTATCATAATTATCTTCCTTTCTTACTATTTTTATCCAATACCTCTTTAATCTCGAAATATTGAGCCTTTATAAAATTTTCCATCTCTGACTTGGTTATTCTACCAATAACTGAAATATACCCATTCCTTACAGATATTGAGAAATAATCATTATTGATAAAACTAATGTTAACATCTATGATTTCATCATTCATAATCTACCTTTTCTTTTTCTAAGTTGATTCTTTCTACGCATTCTTCTTTGCGCCTTACCATCTTGTATATCTTCACACTTAAAGTGTGGTTGACAATACCAAGGTATGCAATTCGTTAAATCTTCATTGCCCATAATCAGCCCTCCACGTCTTTAGTTGTACCTAACAAATGCTCATTTCCCTCGTAAGGAATGCACTGCTTAAAAGCAAAATCTGTCATACTACGGCGGTTCATTATATGATATGGATAATTCCAAGTACTATCAAACTTCTCAAAGAACCCTGGAAACCATTCTTCTGTATCTGTATTTCTAACAAGCACCTTATCGAAAGGCTTGAACTCGCACTTCTTTGGCAAGTCCTCCAAAGTCTTTGTCTCTGCATCCCAAGCCTTGCCTTCCTTTGCTAGAGCGTCAAAGAGTTGCTGTTTCTCAGAGTCTGTTGCAAATTTAGCAAAAGGAGAGATATAAGACCAGTCATCATAGTCTATCTCTTTATCTTGGGTATTATATATTGCATAACAATTATATTTATTATCAATTTTATCTATACAATTTTTTATAATACAAACATTAACACCTTTAAGAACACCTTGTGTTACTATATCCCCATACTTGAACTCTGCCTTCTCTATTTCAAGTGTCTCACGATTGAGCTTGCCGCCCAAACGCTTCTCTAGGGTGTTAATATAGGTCTGGACGGAATCCTTATCTTCAAGAGAATATCTTTCGGTTGTACATAAGAATGCTTCGTGATACACGATTTTATTCTCATCTTCACTGTTAAGGTAATGCTTACAATAGAAACTTGTGTAAGTTTCATCGTACCATTTATCAAAGACAACCTCTGTACCACCATCATTACTTACCAGCACATCGCCTTTCTTCCAAGAAAACTTCTCCCAATCTTGCATTTCCTTGGATGGTTTAAGAAGTTGCATTCCTTTTCGGAATATATAATCTGCTCCTGTATCAGAATACACAAAATTACATCCTTTAAACTTCTTTATACCATCACAGAAGATATTGGTCTCCCCATTTTGTTTTTTGACAACATAAAGAGATACATTAATATCACGCATTGCGTCATACAAGATTGTCTTCTCTGGCTTATTCTTTAATATTTTCGCTATATTAATATTTTCTTTCATATTACTTTACTCTTTTGAATTGAACAGCCTTTCCGTCTTTTCTAGAGCTTGCGCTACAGTCAAAATCTCCACAAACATTCTCATAGATATTGTTACATATCTCATCGAAAAAACAGCCATTACATTGTTCTTTCTCTGTCTCAACCACCTTCAAGACGATTTCTGCGCCTACAGGTAAATCTTCCATAATTACACCTCCTCGTTATATTTATTTTTCTTACGTTTTAAGTTAGCTATTCTAGTTTCTCTAAGGTATTCCTCTGATTTCTTCAATCCGAGTTTCTTCGCTTGCTTTGTAACCTCGTAAACACTTCTGCCGAGGATCCTGGCAATCTGTTTATTCGAAGTGTTAGAATAAGCGACCCTCAAAGCCCTTACGTGAGTCTCGTTCCAAGGAGTACCGGTATTATCCTGTTCATTCTCCAGGAATTCGCCGTCAGCATTAAGGTTGAAGCCGTTGAGGATACAGGCATTCGCCAGAGCTTTCTCGGCACGTTTCCAGTCGAGTACCTTCTGACCGATAATCTCGAAGCCGAGGTTGAACTTGTCCGGGCATTCAGAGAAGACTTCCTTGTCAACATTGACCGGGTAGAGAATCTCCATAGCATTGCGCATGCGAGCATGAACTCCTCGAATAGGATTCGTGAAGCGTTCTGCGATGTTGACGGCATGAATACCGTTATACTTATCCATCATCTCAGCAAAGCGTTCTACTGAGCTTACAAGCATACTGCTCATCAGTTCCGACATCAGTAGCATTGTGTACATCTTATGCTCTTTGACGTGATGCTTGAGGAACTGGTTGTCGATAGCATAAAAGCATTTCTGTACGTCCAGTTTCAAGTCATCCTCGATGTTATCAGTCATATCCAGCCAGAGTTCGGACATACCGCATTCCTTCATATAGTGCATAAAGACATCGATGAGTTCGTCAGAGCACTCCTTTGCCTCTGTAATTCTCTTCTTTGCCTCGAAGCGGAAGATTTTCTTGTTCTCCTTGATGAGGTTATACGTATCGGTGATTTGCGTCTGAACGATTGATGCAAAACCACCGACCATAGAATAGAAGAGCATATAGAAGCGATTCACCTGCTCTTCGGTTGGTACTTTGACCGGAATTCTAGCCAATACCGGTCTAGAGAAGTTTGGATTCCATCCTGTCTGCATGCTACACCTCCCTCTCTACTGCCAATGCGCAACTGATACAGAAGACCATCAGGAGCGAAAGGAAAACGTGTTCAACCATAAAACAGATGAATCCGTAACCTGCGATGAATGCTGCGATAACGAGCAGGATCATCACTATTGAATGTTTGTATTTCTTCATATTACTTTGATTTGATGTTCCCGTATGCAGCATAGAAGCTATCAAGCTGCTGTGTTGCGTGTACTAGCTTCTGATTGTAGCTATCTCGTTCTGCCCTAGCCTTAGAGATAAAGACGAAGCTAACGACGAATGATATTACTACCGTTATCACGATGAACAACCAGGGCAGCTTGTGAACTGCCTTATTGATTGCTCTTCCAAGGTTTCTGACGATAACCCAGGAGTAGATCCAGATGAACACTACCGCCTGCTTTGTGGTTGCGTTCTCAATACGTTCTTTCTGTGTCATAATTCTAAATTTACTTGGTTCGGTTGCACCAGTTATCGGTAGATTTCCAATAACCGGCCATCCATATTTCTTTCTTTGTCGCATCAGGGTGCTCGTTAAGCCAATCCTCTGCCTGCTTACTTACGTCCGCCATCTTTTCCACGTTTTGATTCTCTTTCAAGCTTCTTGTTCAAAACTTCAAGAGGAGATTTCTTAATATCAATACCTTTCAGCCGGCAGTACTCTTCATAAGATACGGCGTTTCTCCTAGCTTCTTCGTCCGCTTTCTTCTGACGTAATATATTCTTTTGACTCTCAATCTCGGCTCTCTTCTCGTACACCTTACACATGTACCTTTCGAGAGCGATGAATAACTTCTGTGGATTTACAGTCCTGCCGACATAAATCTCACCGTACTCACCCATGGAGAATTCATAGAGGAATCGTGTAAGCTCTCCTGGAGATACATGGTAATATTCCTGCCTGATACGCTGTGCAATCGCCTTGAACTGATAAGGAGTAGTAGCATCGAATGCACCTATAACCATAAACAGGTCAATAACCATTGTTTTGATCCACCATTCGCTTGCTCCTTCCTTGAAATACTTGTCGATTTCCACAAACGAAAGTCCGCCGTTCTTTACAGAGTCATACACCGTAGGAACGCTGCTGATTCTCTTTTGAAGAGTCGGGTATTTATTCAAGAACAAAGCGTATTGCGCGCCAAATTCCTCGATTGCCTTTTTGTACTCATCCGGCAAGGATTGAGTTGATCTTATTGAAAGTTCGTTGCTGCTGTTCATAACTATTTATGCTATTATTTTTCGGAGCGTACAACCCGGAATAGTTGTTTCCCATAGAATGCTCAACGATAACCTTTGCGTATTCTGGATTTCCATTTGACAACTGTAGAAGTTTCTTTTTAAGAGCTTCTAACCCACGAGGCTTGTAAGTCTGATGCTTTTCTTTCTTGTATGCAAGCCACATTTCAAGAGCTTCCTGGCAAGGATAAAACTCCTCTTGCTGCCATTCTTCCTCAAAGTCAGATAAATCTTTTCCTAACGAGAATGCAGCACCCAGACAAAAGATTTTCTGCTTTTCCAAGTCATTCGGGAATAACTCGCCTGACTTCTGTCTAATTTCTTTAGGTAACATCATAAGCTATAAGAATTATTTTTATTATTGTTCTTTATATTTCCATTTATAACCGCAGGCCCGCTTTCTGTAGCCTGTCAAGGCGCACCTTATAGCAGAAGGAGTAACATTATAAAATAACGCAGCTTCTTTTATCGACTTCCACTCTCTTATAAATCCTCCATCTTCTTTCATTTGTATTATAGACACACCATTAATAAACCTCATAGGAGGAATAGAATCTTTTTTCTCGTAACTCCAAAGAAAGCCAACAGAGTGCCTTGTCTTACCTTTACAATTACAGACTATATTACTTCTATAAGTGTTGTAAAATCTTGCTGCGTCAGATATACTGTCCCATTCTTTTATAAACGTTCCATCCTTATTGTATTGATAAACTTTTTTATGCTTGCCATTTTTGATTCCGAATTTCCCGATATTTGCCTTTTTTATAGCCTCTACCATTTTGGTAAAAGAGATTGGGTTATGAGTATTCTCCATAGGAGTACACCACCTAAGATTTTCAACACGATTATCTGTTTTAATTGTGTTTATATGGTCTATATATGGCTTATTCTCTGGGTTAGGAATGAATGTCAAAGCAACAAGGCGATGAACCCTATAGTTCTTTCCATGTAAATTGACAAATAAATACCCAAGCGTCTTGTTAAGTATCAATGAAGACAAACGATGCTTTATTATTGAATAGACATTACCCATATTAGATACTTTATACTCACCTTCGTAACCAGGAATGTCTTTCCAAATTTCTTCTTTCATACACCTAAATATCTTTGATTGTTAGAAATATCATGTTCGATGTGCAGAAGCGCGATGTACTCTTCTGAAGAAGGAATATATATGCCGGCTACGTTACTAGCCCAGTTTCTGAAACGTTCGATAGCCTCAGACAGCTCTTCTTTCGTAAGCTTTGCGGTCGATATTACGTATTCCCTATCTGTTCCGAGCAGATCATCGTGCTTCTTCCGCACGAACAAGTCTCTATTGACGATTCTCTTGAAGTAACAGGTCTTGACTTCATCTAGAGTGTTGCCGGTCTGCAAGCCGAAGTAAGCGAGGATTGTATGAAGGTACTTCAACTGCTGAAGTGTTTTTGCCTTCTTTTCCACGACCTCTACCATACTCTGCTTTTCAATCAGCTTCTCTATCTTCAGTCTGAGATTCTGTACTTCAAGAGGATTCTTGGTATTATACATCATACTATTTCAGCATTGAATGTATCTTTAATCAGTTTCAGCTTGGATGCCAGGTCAGAACGGGAGTTGGTCAGATTGCCCTGCCGGTGCTCCTGGCTGCTGGGCCGGAGGAAACGGATTGTTTGGATTCATCGGGTTTGGTGCTCCGGCCATAACTGCCTGTTGCGCTGCTTGTGCCGCCTGTGCGCCAGCCTGAGGATTCATATTGTAGCCACCCTGGGCAGGAGCCTGCTGACCGCCCTGACGAACGACCTGCCAAGCATTTACCGAGTTCCACCATTTTCCATTATACTCACGCGCGTTGATGTCAAATGATACTGTCACTTCCTCGCCAACCTGCAAGTTGAACTCTGTTATCTTGTCACCAAGTACATCAAAAGCAACCCTCTTAGGGTACTGCTCGTGTGTTTCGATAACAGCAGTTTGGGAACTCCATTGTGTTCCCCTAGCAGATGTTCCGCTTTTTGTCGGCAACACTGCGATAATTTTTCCTGTTATTTCTGCCATAATTAAAGTTTATTTTTACTAAAAATATACCCATTTACATGGTTTTGTTCTTTGTTTATATTATGCAACACTCTGCTGTATTTTACATTAAAATAAGTCGCAGCCTCGATAGCTGAAGAAAAAGTCGATAGAAGTTTCTTGTTTAAATCATATACATAAACTGCTACCGCATTACCATTTGCTCCGCCCCTTTTAGCTTTCTTAATAGATGCTATAGAATACTTCTTTAAAGTTAAAGGGTTGTTACTATTCTCTTTTGCTGTAACCCATCTTAAATTTGAAACAGCATTATTCGTTCTATTGGTATCAATATGGTCTATATATTCCTTTCCGTTTTCTTTATGAAGAAAAGATTCAGCCACAAGTCTATGCACCGTTTCTTGCCTTTTATCCCCATTTAAATTTCTTAAGGATACGGTTATATATCCTGTGGTGTTACTATAGCACCCCTTTATTATTCTATAACTATAAGACACACTATAATGCCGATTTCTCCATTTTGAACGTATTTTCCCAAAGTTGCTAACTTGGTAAAAACCTTCAAATCCTGGAATATCCTTTCAAATCTCTACCATAATTAAACGTTTGTGTTGTATAAATACTGAGTTAAACCTCTGAGTTCACACCAATCCAAGAATTGGTCTAGGAGGTTATGAATGTCCTGCTCCATCCCGTCATATCGGTAAACACGGATAGCTGGAGTGTAAGGTATGAGCGGAAGACCACGAACATCATACCCGTGCTTTTCGAGCTTATAACCTTCAAAGCAGAAGAGGTCAAAATCGAAGATATCTGCTCCGAACATATCAAGATAGAATCTCCATTGACAGGAATCGTAGTACTGACTATCAGAAGGAGTACTATACTTTGTCTTAATGTCACGGAGCTGCAATCCGTTTACCATATCGGCACATCCGGTTACTACGGCTCTGCCATAGTCTTTATACTTGCGTATCTCGTGGAAAGCCTCAATGTTTTGGTAGCGGTAGTCCAGGGCGACCTTAATCTGTGAAAGGTCAAGCGTTACAGGATAGCCTTCTATATCAAAAGTTCTACCCTCCGGTACGTGTTCCTGCTTTTCCTTACCATAGTAAGTAAACGTTCGGTAACCGGAAGGGGCTACGACGCAGGGTTGACAACCAGTCTCAACGATGGCGTGAAACGCAGTTCCAACCCTAGTATACTCATTGCCCTGGAACTCACCAACAATATTATCAATAACGCTCTGCTCCGTTACCTCAAAGTTGTCATGTTCACTCTGTTCGATGTATCTTCTAAAGGACTCTATAGTTGTCACCCTGACGAGTGGCTTGCTACTTTTTCCCATCGTCAGCAGGTTTAGCCTCTTCCTTCTTCTCTGTCTTCTTGGCGGCAGACTTTTTGTCCTCGGAAGGCTTAGTGAACTTGTTGTCAGCAAAGACGAATCCCTTTGCAGTGAGAGCAGTGTTGATCTCGTTAAAGAACGGCTGCTTCATAATCTGTGGGAGTTCCTTGCAATCAGCCAGGAGTTTTGCAGCAGACTCATCATCCTCGACCTTCGCAAGCTCTCCACGCAACTTGGTAATAAGCTCGTTTGCCTTGCGCTGTGCCTCAGACTTAGACTGAATAGACTGCTTTACCTTCTTGATGATATCAGCCATAAACGTAGCGAACTCTGGTGTTGTAGCATCAGGAATCTCAGTCATAGGAATCTGAGCAACATTCTTACCAACGTAGTTATCGTTAGGCTCGAAAGAAACTGTACGTTTCGCATTGATGAGAGAAATGAAGCCTACCTGATCCGCAATACGGAGAAGCAAATCCTTGGACTGACCGGTACAATCTGGAGAGTGCTTGATAATATCACCCTCTGACTGCTCCTTGTCGTGGCAGATAAAGATTATATCCGAACCATTCTGACGAAGTACGTTGACGAATGCCTTGAAGTCATCAGCCATACGGCCAAACTTCTTCAATGTGTTCTTCGCCAACTTATAGTCTGTCTGAACTGCATAAGTCGAGAGATAATCATCAAGCGTTGCCTTTGCGGTGTCGACAATGATTGTCTTGTAGGAACTCATATCATTCTGAGCACCCAAGATATCTTCCCATCGGTTGGCTACGAGGGTATCTACTCGCTGAACACTGCGGTCGTAACCTCTGTCTGTATCTACGAGCAAAGGAACCTCTGCCGTAGTTGCGACTGATGTTTTACCTGAACCAGGCTGACCATAAAGAACAATAATAACCGGACGTTCTGGAGTAACGTCATCTTTTTTAATAATTGGCATTTTATTTTTTTTGTTTAAAAAAATAATCACTCGTACCTCCAATCCCAATGCCTGCAAACGTAGTCCCCAGAGTTACTTGCCTTGGGGTCATCACACAACCCTAGCAGTATGCAGTCATGACAGCTTCTCTTATAGTATGTGGTGACTTTACTGTTTGCCATAGCTTTGAAATTTAATGTACTCTATCAATATAACTAAAGTAAGTTTCCACGGTCACCTTTTTGCCGTCAGAATCGATTCTTTCGTAATGACGTGGAATATTACCGAGCTTTCTTCCCTCGCCTTCCATATAGTCGAGATAGATAGCTCTAGCCGCCAGGGCTCTAGCATGATTTGTATCGAGTTCCATCAGACAGGAATGAACCTCTCTAAGGTGGACCACGGCAGCTGCTACTCCCGGCGGCATAGATGCGATGATTTCGTTAATTCTACTCATTCTGATTCTCTTTGTTTTCCGGAGAGGAAGCATGATGTTCGAATACATCGAAGACCTTAGTTTCGTTAAGACCTACGATGTCGTAATCCAACATTGATTTTCCCATCACCTCATCAACGTATCGAAGAGCACGAGCCAACGACTTAGCCTGAACCAAGTAAGTTACGTTAGAACGCTTCTCCTTATTACTCTTCTCGTCAATAGTGATAAACAGGAGTTTTGCCTTGTACCACTTATCATCATCATCCAAGTCAGAGAAGAAAATCTCACCATAGTTGGTTTTCTTTGCGCTTGTAACGGCAGAATCGCCACTAATATAGCAACTCATTTCATCAATTACAGATGTTTCTGCCTCGGTGCAAGAATATGCATCAACAACATAAAGTTCATTGACTACTTTCTCCGAGCCATCCTCCATACATTTCTGATACTTAATCTTGGTTTCAAACCAAGATGCTGAACGACTTCTCATTACTCGCCCTCCTCAATTATTTTCAACAACATACGGAGACCTTCAACACCTGGCATCTCTCCGATTTTAACTTTCTCCTTGAGCTCATCGAGCTTCTTGATCTTGTCGAGATAAGCGTTCTTCTGCGCTTTGAGTCGCTTTGTGATACCCAGCTCCGGGTTGTCACTGAGGATGATATCCAATGCGACGTTGGCGAAGAGTTCAGTATTCTTCTCCTTCTTGCGTTCATCATCAAACTCGTCTACATCACGAGTAAACTGATTAGTTACATCGATAACACGCTTAAGCTCAATGTAATCAGAAGGCTTCTCCGAGATGTCGAATGCTCTGTCAATAAGAGCCAGCTTGTCAATTACTACACTGACGATAATTTTGTCTTTGTCCATAATTTAAAATATTTATAATTAAACTACTAGTCTTCCTTATCCCAACCAAGGGATTTTGTGATAAACGCACCTGCTGCGAACATAAGTACAGTCAGCAGAAAACTATTGATAATGATACTCATAGCTGAAACTTTTTGATTGGTTTCTTGCCGAACAACAAGTGGCAGCAGAGATTGATAATCTCCGCCACCACGACAATGATCAGCATAAAGAATAGATATACAACAACAGAATATTTTTTCATTTTTACACCTTTTATAATATAGTACAGTCAGAAGGAGGGTAATCAACGATTTTCCACTCGTTCTTCTTCACCTTGATAGCCTTGCGGAATATAACGACAGACTCGCCGTTGTGGCGTTTCCTGTTGTGGGCGATAAGCCTTGCAACCACAGCCTTCGTAGTTATCGAGAACTCTCTGAGCTTAGAGGTGTAGAGGCTCTTGACATCACATATCACAATCTTATCGCCTTCCCGGTAAACGAAGTCGGCGGTATAGTTGTGGCCGTAAAGCAGCGACCTTCTCTCATACTTAACCTTAGTCTTGAGCTGCTTCGGTTTCAGCATCCATACCGGATTGATTGCCGTTATGGTTACCTGTCTGTGGATGCAGCTTATGCCAGGATCATCGAGAATGGTCTGCAAGTACAGATACTCTTCCCTGGAATCGTATTCGTTCCCATCGGGAGCAAAATACTTCTTTGACCCTACTCGTCCCATGCCGCACCCGCCTCCTTTGCAGGATTCTTGTAGAGATGATTGAACGCAGCCTCGCCGAAGCGCTGCCACTTACCGCTGCCCCATTGTACAAGATACTCGTCTCTGACAGCCTCCTGCTTTCCTTCCGTGTACTCGGGATTCAGGTGAACGAGAATGTCCCTTCCATTCTGTTCAATACTCTCGACGCATTCTAGCTTCTTGAGCTCCCTGATGTTCTCCTTGCGGATTCTTATTGTCTTTTTTACCTTCATATTGAATTCAACTCAAAACAATCGGGAGGAGGCCGAGTTGACGACCTCACTCCCTTCTTGTACCATTAAAAACTAAAAAACTTATGACATATACATTACTGAGCTGCATGCAGGACTCGAACCTGCGGCCACTTGGGTACAAACCGAGCGCTCTAACCAACTGAGCTAATGCAGCGAATCCTCCTACTTTCACAAGCAAGAGGGGTATTTATGGAATAATTTGAATCATTTGTTGCTGAACGCCTTCAGGCAAATAAGATAATATAAAACAAATATACCTTCCAATGAATGAACAAACTTATAGTAAACCCAGGGGAGACTCGAACTCCCAACCTCGCGGGTTGTTCCACGGCTCTAACCAGTTGAGCTACTGGGCTAGTTTCAACGTTTTAATTAAAATTTAGGAAAAATGAAAAGTTTCTTTTGGAGTGGCGGATGGACTCGCACCATCGACCTCCAAGGGCCTTCTCCTGGCGCTCTGCTACTGAGCTACGCCACCTGAATATATATCAACTACGCACAATGGGCTATTTTAAGGCGCCCGATACTCACGTACAGAGCGCACGAAACTAAAAATAAATCTAAATAATAAAAATACGATCACCTCCTCTCCAGGAGAGTTAACCAGAATGTATTTAAAACTAAAATTATACTCACAACTTTCATTCTTCGTGGATCTAGGACGAGTCGGACGTTCCTGTCTCCGGATGATGTCCCTCCGGCGCTCTACCGTTGAGCTACAGATCCGTATTGTGCAGCCTATATTCACAGACGAGCTGCAACAGTTATTCAAAAACATTATTAATACATTATCATAAATGTAATCTAGAAACAAGATATGAGCCTGTCTTCACAGACAGATGTCACACCGAATAAAAAACAGCGTAGAGGCATCGTTGTGCCTCTAACCAAATCCAAAAGTAATCTATGGGAGGAGATGAAGGACTCGAACCCCCATCAACGACGATAAGAAATCGGTATCATCTAGTTGTCGCTGTGCTTCCATTGCACCAATCTCCTCTTTGTCTTTTTTTATATAGTGCGAATATGATTAAAGTCATTCACAGTGGATTTTCAGAGCTTTCCCAGCTCACCAGACTGCAACGTTTTCGATAGTGCTTGCACCGACAATTCTTCGTTCCGGTGTAGTTCGTCTGCCTACTTGATGCAGATTAGCTGGATTTTCGTATGTCGTGCGTCCTTTCGCCAGGTCACGGCATCCATTGATGCTCTCCGGCTACTTCTTTTCCACGCATACTATTTCTGTGCATCAATATTTCAAAGAACTACTTCTCCAATCCTTTCCGAACCTCTCCCGATGCAAGATTGTAGCTGCCCGGACTACCTACTTTATAAGGTCGTGGACTTACCTTTGCACCGTTCGAGATACACACGAAACGGAATTAGTAAGAGAGTGTGAACCAGACGAGATTCGGACTCGTGGCCTATCCCTTAGGAGGGGATTGCTCTTCCGCTGAGCTACTGGTCCATTTTGGAGCGGACTAACCAATTAAAAATCCGCTCCGTTATTCACCGCTGTGAACTAAGTTAACAATACCCAACTAACAATGAGTTGTTTTATTAATGCAACAGAACCCTCACGGGCAAATTCAATTATATATGAAATATGTTAAAGTATTCTATTCTTGGACATCAACATACCTTGTGTCCTTCAATCAGCTCATCAACATCAGACTTTTTGAAGAATGCGGTGTTGCCTATCATATAATGATGAATCTGGCCGCTCCTTCTCAAGTCGTGTATGTATCCTGTGCTCATACCAATATATTTGGCGAACTCTTTTGTGGAGAGCCATATCTTTTCGACAGGCTCTACTGAAACTTTCTTGCGAGGCATAGGCTTAATCTCTTAATGCAAACGTTGCTGCTGAAAGGTACGCCATCAACTCTATACAGTCCTGCTTAGTAAGAAGCACTTCTATTTCCTTATCACAGGCATCATTGGCGTTCAGTACGACCACATCACGAGTTACAGGATTTTCGCCTTCATCTTGTATCGTAATAGTGGAAGTTCTCACAGACACATTGTTGTCAGTTACAGAACCAATGTCTAACGAATCAAACATTTTATTCTCTACATCTTTGTATTCTTTGGAATCTCTCAACATATATATAGAATGAAAGAATTTGTTTCCAAAGCAAGCTATATTTGCAAAAATTTCTTTTCCTGCCATATCTCATTTATCATTAACGTGTCCAACCATCTTCGATACAATATCGAACATCTTTCCAAGGAAGCCATGCTTTTCAGCAATATCAAGTTTCGTTTTGCAATCTTTATCCTTGTACGAATTAATACTAATGCCATAAGCATAGTATAAATTATTGTAGATATCGTGCCAAATGTCACGCTGACTTGTATTTGTTGCAGCGGCATATTGGTTAACCAATCTACGAATCTTGTTGCGCATCGAAATCTCTGGAACATTATTCTCCGATACTTCCGCTTCAAGGAGTAGCTTTCCATTCTCAATACGCTCTTGCTTCATTTCGGCAATTTCCTTCTTTGTCTCTGCAACATCACGTTCAACACTTGATAGGCGATGTTCCTGCTCTACGAGTTGATTGATAGACATCTGAAGAATCTCAAGCTGCGACTTTGGTTTAGCCGAAGAGCGTATCTCGGCCTCCATCTTATTAAAGGCATTTATGTACGCCTCTTTGAACTGAGCAGCTTTCTTGCCTGTGTAACCCATAACCAAGAATGAGAAACCATCTTTAGTCATTGTGAACATCGGGAACTCCTTGCCTTGCTCATTCTTAAAAGAGGAGTTGCCAAAATTGGCAAGTCGAAATTTCTCTGAGCAATTTAAGTTTTCAATATCACGCATTACCTTTGCGTGAACCTTTCCAAACTCTTTAGCCACCAACAAGCTGCTTGTCATAGCTTGGTCGTTTATACCACGAAATACGATTTCCTCCATAGTTCAACCTTTTAAAATTTACTACTCAACCGGAACAGCCTCGATGACCAGCGTCTTGTTTTCAAAGTTAGCCTTCGTTCTGTACCTGGCCACACCTTCAGGCGGTTCAGTCTTGCCGATCAGCCAAGCATACTGTCGAGCCGACATGATAGCTTTTGCTGTCTCAAACACAAAAACCTCGATTTTTCCAGGCTTTATGCTCAGAATGTCTGCCTTTGTTAACTTTTTCATATTGCTTTATTTAATATTAACTATAATTATTTGGAGGTTTCGCGGAAAAGTCGTATATTTGCAGTGCTAATGTAAGATACGGCATTTTCGGTTGCTTCGGCCTCCGTTTGTGTCAGTGTTGTTTTATTGCTTTAACTGAATCACGAGTGCAAAGGTAATATAAAAAGGCGAACAAAACAAACCTTTTTGAAAGAAAATCCGCCTTTTGTGTTCTTTTTAACACTTTTCGCGATTTTAGTTGTATATATGAAACTAAAAATAAAAGATTATGAACGGAGTTATAGAAAGAGTTGCCGAATTGATCAAAGAGTTGGGGTTAACGCCGAATGCTTTTGCAAAAGAAGTCGGTCTTGGTTCATCCAATCTAAGTAGAAAACTGAAAGGAAGTACGCCTTTTACCGCAAAAGACTTCGTTAAAATCTGCGATACGATAGGCGTAAACAGAGAATGGCTCGAAACCGGAGAAGGCGAGAAACGAACCTATTCATTAGGATTCGATAAAGATTCGCTTAACCGGTCAATCGATAAAGCTTTTACCCAATGCGCTCACGGAGACGACGCAAAGCCTTTCTATGACTTAGACTTTGCGTTGGGCTTTAGCGAGATGTACAACGACTCTCCTAATACACCAACGAAATATATCTCTGTACCTGGTTACGAGAAAACTGATTTCTGGTGTCGCACATCAGGTGATAGTATGAAGCCCCTCATAAGTAACGGAGACATCATCGCCTTGAAGCAGATTCTTGATTGGAACGAGTTCCTGCCTATGAACGAGGTCTATGCAATAATGACGACCAACGACCTCAGAACAGTGAAGATCATCCGCAAGGGTTCGGACGACGAGCACTTTACTCTCCACGCTATCAACGAGGAGTACGAGGACCAGGAGATAAAGAAATCAGCCATCACTAAGGTATTCAAGGTGCTTGGCTCATTAAAGGCAATATAATTAATTATAAATGTTGATATTATGAAGAGAATATTAATCATATTAACAGCAGCATTATTCTCCAGTGCTTCTTATTCGCAAGTAGTAATGGGAAGAGACATATGCACAACCAGCAAGAAATACGCAGCTTTCCTTGCGACAAGGGGATACAAACCTTACGAAACGGTTTCTGGAGTAAAAAAGTTCAAGGTAAAATTTGCGGGTTTTACTAACGTAAGAGAAGAAGTGCATTACGACACTAGCAACGACTCTATCACGCAAGTAAAGTTCATTTTCGAAAATAGGACTCAAAGCGAACTGGAGGACGCATACTTCACACTTCTCAAGCAATACAAACAGAAGTACCCTGAAGGGGAAAACGGGGATGTGAAATGGGAAGGAATTGATATGTATATGTGGCACTACAACCCATCCAAAGGCTCGAAGAGGTCTATATATCTAAGCATAGACAATATCAAGCATGAGATGCAGGTGCAATACTTCTCAAACTACGAAGAGAAAGAAAACAAGAAAATAGAAATAAGTAGTGATATATGAAAACAGCTAAAGAAATCCTTGATGGGAAAATCTACAATAGATTCGATCTAGCAAGAGCTTGCGAAGATGTAGCGCGCTTTTTCGAAGAATCGGAAGCGAGTTCCAAGTTAATAATCAGCGGGAAACAATTTGATGACATAAGACCAGACGCAGACTTCTACGGATACTTTATGTACCAAGGTGACGAGGCCGTAAACGAACTTGTAAACTCTAGAATAGCAACAGAAAAGATGGGGTATATCGGCTTAGACTTTGCCTTAATAGAAACAGAAAGCTCTTGCGTCAGAAAACTTGTTGATGAGCTTAGAAAGAATAAATTCTACGCAGAAAGAGTTTGCGCAGGGATTTATGTTGTGACAATAATATAATTTTTGTGAGTAATATGTGAGTGAACAATCATTAATTGCATTGAAAATCATCAGTATCAGCACATTACCAATACATACGAGAGTCTTCCCAAGCCTGTGAGGCGGGTTCGACTCCCGTATCTCGCTCCATCTTCGATATAAGATACCGATATTTTTTATACCTTTGCATCAGATTTCAGAAAGATAAGAATTTCTTTTCTAACAGGTACGGTTCCTTTTTAATTAGGTTCAAATTCCTTTTCAGAAAGATTTAGGTATCGAGAAAGAAATAGATGATATTCTATCATGGAACTAACGAATAAAACAAATAACAAACAATATAAACAGATCATGAAAGAGCTTTGGGCTACTGGCGACACCCAGAAGGTAGCAGAGGGCGTACTCGGCTTCGACTACATCTGGCAATACCAATTGAAAAGACAATATAATAGGTATTATTAGAAGGTAAAAAGATAACGTAAAGTCCGGTAAGGCAAGCGAAAGCTTGATTCTTACCGGACTATTTTTTTATGAAATGGACTGACACTTGAGAAAAATTAAAGCCAATAGCTTAAGATAAATAAAGCCAATAGATGGCTGCAAGAACAGCTACGAGAATAACTCCCACCACCGTCTTGACCATACAGGTAGCAACCTTCTTCAGGATAAAAAGACCAACAACCAGCGCCACCAGGGCAAAAGCATAATAAAGGAAATTA